CATCGGGCGAGGCGGTGTTCCGGGCCACCTTCAATCGGGCGTTCCACGTGCGGGAAACCATGGTGGTGCCGGGCTACAATCTGATTCTGGCCCAGGACTTCGGCCGCAATCCGTGGACGCTGATCTGTCAGGTCGACCATCTCGGAAGGCTGCTGGTGCACGAGGAGATCGCCGCCACCAATATCGGATTGGAAAAGCACATCGAGCAGAACGTGCGGCCGCGGCTTTATTCGGGAAAGTATTCAGGCGCGAAGTTCGTGGTGGTCGGCGATCCGTCAGGGGTCGCCAAGGGAACCATCTCGGAGGAGAGCTGCTTCGATGCCTTAAAGCGGCTTGGGCTGCCGGCGTTTCCGGCGCCGACCAACGACATTGACAAGCGGCTGCGGGCTGTGGAGCAACTGCTGGGGCGCCAAGTCAATGGCGGTCCGGCGCTGGTGATCAACGGCGCGGGGTGCCCCATGCTGGTGCGCGCCATGAACGGGGGCTACCGGTTCAAGCGGCACCGCGAGGGCGCGCTACGCGCTGTTCCCGAGAAGTTCGACGTGGAGGGCTTCTCACACGTTTGCGATGACTTGCAATACGCCTCTTTGATCGTCAGCGGCGGCCTGGTGCAGGAGCTGGCGCGCCGGCTGGTGCCGCGGACCAGAAGGCAGGAGCGGCCACGGGTGAGCGCAGCAGGGTGGACGTAATCGCGCGAAAGAAGAAGTAAAGCATATGGAAAATGTGGATCAAGCGTTGGCTTTGCTCGCTAATCAAATAGCGTACGAATGTCCGAGCGGTGATATGTGGGCCGCATACGAAAAACTCAAAACTGCCATAGAAGCTGAACGGAATGCCAGAAAACGGCCCTCGGAGTGATCCCATGCCCACCAAGGACCCTCACATCGCGGTCATCGATGCCCAGGAAAAGCTGCATGAGATCAAGCTGAAGGTGAAAGAAGCGGTCGCGCTCTTCAAGAGCAAGGCAACCAATGGCACCCTGACCAAGGACGATCTGGCGACAATCAACGCCATCAAGCAGGTGGCGATCGACGCCACCCGCCGGGTGCAGGATGAGCTTGCCGAAGAACTCGAAAGCCACGAACGGCACGGACACTTACAGTGAATAGCTGGTTATAAACCGACGTTCCTGCATCGTCGGGTTTTTGCGACCGAAGGCATGTCGCTGATTTCCGCAACAATCGCCGCTGCAAACCTGCGGCTGCTCTTTGAACCTTGCCATCGCCTTGCGATTGGTCCAGCAAGGACAATTCAACTGATCGTAATGCTGGTTCCGATCTTCCTTCAGCCGACGCCACATGTGTCTGCTGACCTGGTGACGTCTAAATGCTCGACTTCGCATGATTGATCTCCATGCATGCGGGCGCTACCCGCATGCGTATGATCTTCATGCTCACGTATCGGTTCATTGTCTCACAGAAGGGGTCGGGAGTTACGCCTTGGGCTGGGCTTCCGAAGGCGGCAGACCAGCGTCGGGGTGGCCGGGCTCGAACGCCTTGCCGTGCCACTCAGTCTGGCCGGGAACGTGCCAGAGGACGATCAGCTTGCTCGCAAGATCGGCGGGCGGGGCGGGGAGCGTGATGCCGGGAGGAACCGGCAGGCCCGCGTCGGGATGTCCCGGTGCCCACGGCAAGCCCTGATCCGGCCGGCCGGGGTAGCTGCCTGGGGGACGGTTGGCCGGATGCCCCGGTGAGCTGGGAAGCCCGTGGTCGGGGTGCCCAGGATGCCAGATCGGCGGGGAGACATGGCCGGGGCCGCTCGGGAGGCCATGGTCCGGGTGGCCAGGGTGGAAGATGGGCTTGCCGCCGCCGTCGGCGCCAGGGTGCCCATAGCCCGGATCGACGGGACCGCCGCCGCCGACCGGAATGATCATCGCCAGATAGCCTTGCATGGCTTCGTCTCCTTGTTGTCTGTTGGCTGCTTGATAGCACGTGGGGCGCGTCGATCATATGACGTCCTGCGGCTTCCACTCGCCACACCAATCGCACCCGTGCGTAGAGGGCCAGCATGACACATGGACAGCGGCTTCTTCCCAGTCGCCGTGCTCCAACTGGTTCTTTTCGCCACGATCGCCGACTTGCCATGCAATCGTGGATAACAGGTTCAGCACCTGGTATTCGAATTCGCCTGTCGACGAGCGCGGCGCGTATCGGCGACAGGATGCCGTCCGGTCGTCGGGATGACGCCTTTCATCGAACGGCCATTCAGCGCCCCGTGCCCAGAATGCGCAGCTGTCGCAACGCTTCGTCGGATGCCTGTGAGCCATGTGGTCAGGCCGCCTCCCGCCCCAGCAGCAAATCCATCGCGCGCCGGCGGTCGGGATACAGCTTGTAGCCGGCGCCATATAAAGTGCCGATGTGAAGTCCAAAGGGGGAGAGATGCTTGCGCAGACGATGCACGTGAACATGCGTCGTCCGGGTCGAGGTCATAACGTCGCGCCGGATCATGCCGGGCTGCAGCAGCAGCAGGAACAAATCGGCCTCAATAGGAGTCAAATCGAACATCTGCCTGGCCGCCATCGCCAACGCCTCGCGGTCGCTCACAATCTGCCGCGACAGCTCAACCGCACGTTCCTCGCGCGGATAACCGGGTGGCCAGTCAGGACGCGGAAGCGATATCAGCCGCCCAGCGTCGCGCGCCAGACACAGATGCCGGCGCAGCTCTTCGGAAGGTAGTTGCACCGAGCGCGCAATCGCACCAAGAGGAACGCCCTCGTCCGCAAGCCGGATCGCAATCTCATGAGCCTCCTCGGTCATCAGCGCGCCTTTTCCCCAAAAGCTTGCCCCCGCGCAGGCGGGGGTCGGCTCCCCGGGACAGCAATCCCGGAGAGCCTGGATGAACAGTCGTTCCCCGCCTTCGCGAGGAGGGACCGAAGGACAAACGGCCCCTCGGAAACAACCGCCATCGTACCAGCACGGGATGCCCCCGCCTACGCGAGGGCATGCTTATCACACGCCTCGGCGTTCCGAGAAGGGCGTAAAATTTGCGAGTGGAATCACATAATCACAACTCGGACACTCGTATGCGGTGGCTATGTTGCGCGGTCCATTCTTTACTGTGCTCATCTTGACGGAGCGGCCTCGCAATTCAGCACAGCGCGGGCATTCAGGGGCTTCGTTTGGCGCCATCTTGGATCAATCCCCCACCTCTATCGAGCGCTGCCCTGCACAAACCGGGCAAATCCCGTAATCTTTGGGATGTGGATCGTTGGGGTGGCCGCGCAAGTCGCGACCTTCGCCACCACAAGCGGGGCAACACTCAGTAGCGCGCAGGCCAGTAGAACGTAACGAAGCTTCATGGTCTTGTCCTTTCAGGTGTCCGGGCTTGCTGGCCCCGCCATTCTCTTCAAACGCTTTATCGGTTAGCATGGTCCAGAGGTTTACCGTCCCGGGCGGTGAACGCTCCAAGGCATCGGCATTCGCGAGAAGCCACCGGCCTACATCCGCGCGCAGGCCAGCACGGACACGGCGAAACCCGTTCGGTCCGTAAATGAGCGTGCCGTCTGGGTTCTCCACCAAATGGCGCCCGTCGCCCGTCGGGCCACGATACAAGCCAACCGCCCAGGCATCGCCGGGATCGCCATCCTGGTATTTGGTGGCGAGCACATAGCTTCCTGCGGGGATATTCATCTGGCCCGTCCCGTCAGTGCGTGACGCGCAGCGCAACAGCAAGGACCGCAGCAAAAGAGGCCAACAACCCCGCAAACAACCAAGTTCCGTTGGTTTGAATACGCGCAAGCCGCCCATCGATCGCCGCTAGACGGTGATCAATCCCGGTCAATTGGCCTTCAATCTTTTCTTCAATAGTCATCACGGTTCCCTCTCGTGAGAGAAGGGCGCATTCGCGCGCCCCCTCCGTCAGCTACTGCCGTGGGGCTTTTGCTACACACGCAACGTGAGCCGGCATGGCAAGACGGTCTTCATAGTCGTACGGTGTTAGCTTAGTTCGTTCTGCTATCTCCAAATCTATTCTGGTTATGTGCCCAGCGATAGCCACCGCATAGCATTGGCAGTAGGCGTCGTAATTTGCAGAATTTGCCACGACTGCCGCTATCTCTTTCAAACAACCTTTCTTGCCGCCGGCAAGAAATGCCTCGTAATAACCACGGCTAGGAAAAGCCGACGGCGTCGTGAACCAATCGAGTATTCCGGCATCGGCTGGCATTATCGATGCTATTAAAGCGCAACTAATAGCGACGGTCTTTAGTTTCATCGGATACTGTCCTTTCAGGGTGTCCGGGCTTGCTGGCCCAGAGCTTGCCCCCGCGCAGGCGGGGCTCGGCGGGATCGCCGGTCATGGCGCCCCCGTGAAAGGGAGCGCCATGGGCTGCGATCATGTATCAGCGTTGGTCTGAATACGGAAGTTCGCCAGATTCTCCGGTCGCTTCATAGGTTCGGTATCCACCGCCGCAATAGCCGAGCAAAAAAAATACAATACCGATAATCGTCACCAAAACAGCTACTGTGGAATCACTCATTGGTCTTGTCCTTTCGGTTTGAAGGAGGTGCGGGTTGCTGCCCGCACCGTCGCGCGGCAGATATCAATAGTGGTGCTTCGAGCCGACGTAATTGAAGTCGTCCATTGGGTCGGACGCATCCGCGGCGGACACCACTTCCCAAGGCGTCTCAGGCCGCACCTTGAACTTGATTGGATAAGGCTTGCGCCCAGCGTGCCATTCAATGGCATGATCGGCCGTCACTAGTAACCAACGGCCCCGCTTATCAGGGGTGCCCCACACGATATTGGTTATCGTCAGGTGCAAAGCCGATTCAGGCAAACCGCGTTTGGCTATGTCGCGGCGCATCCACAATTGAAGCTCCCGCGGCGGCGGCATAATCACGTCCCCAACTTTCAACTCATCTGCTATTCGTTTTGTCATCTTCGTTGTCCTTTCCAATGTCGAGAACGGTTGCTGCCGTTCCCTTTGGGCTTGCCGCCCGATAGTGGCCCGTCACGCGGGCCACCGTCGCGCGTCACAGCCTCGCAATCCGTGCAATCTTGTGCCGGTTGTAAGCGCAATTGCGGCCAATGTCAGATCGGGTTTGCTTGCCAGCGCCTCCACATGAGAAGCACAGGCCCTCCTTGGAACCATTCATGCCCCAACGATAGATGCCAGTGCCGCGGCATTTGCAGCACTCGCCAGGCTCGTCATTGGGCTGCGAAAGATCGTACATTTTGGTTTGTCCTTTCAGTCTCATTAAGGCTTGCTTGCTGGCAAGCCCAGGCTTGAAGCCCGATAGTGACCGCATGCAGCGGTCACCGTCGCGCATCACGCCGCTGCGCTGTCCAGATAGGATTGAGACGGCGGAACGCCGCGGCACATCCGCGCGCTGTTCTCAGGGCAAGTCGACGTTTGCAGGTTCCATTCGTAGCGCTTGTCGCCACGCCTTACATGCATGTAAAGCGCATCACCATGCAAACCGGCCTTCGCCAGATAACCATTGGAATGGGCGTCCGGGTAAAAGACAAACGTTACCTCGTCGCCAGCCCGCAACGTTCGCATGATGCACGACGCGGGAATATGCTGCGAATGAAACAAATACACATGCGCAAAACATTGCGCGCCATTCTCAATCGCATTCCGATGGTTATAACCATGCAATTCAACGGAGCACGGCAATACGTATTCCTGATCCTCCGAGAACGGCTTGTCGCGGTCGCGGCCCTTAATGAGCCTGACAAGACCCGTAGAGTTGTTCTTATTCAAATGCACGCAAAGCCTATCAGCGGATCGGATCGCCGCAATATCAGTCTTGGTAATCGTGGCCATTGGGTTTGTCCTTGCAGTTTGTTTGTCGCCGAATGTCGCTGCATCCGGTCTAATTAGAATAAACAAACATGCCGCGGTTTGCAAACCAGTCATTAATAGTTTTGTTAATAGTTGCGGCAACGATTGTCAAAAGACCGCGGTCTTAATAAGCGTAAATGTAGGGAAAACAGTATCGGGATGGGCGGAGATGGTCCTAAATGGTTTAACACCTGGTTTTAAGACCAAGTATCTGATTATGTCTGTTTCCGCCCCAATAGGTCAGGAAGGCTGACCTAATGTTCCACTGTATGGAACGGGCTTAGCCACATGTGACAGAACGGTCACATATGGCCTGCTTCCGCCCGCATCTGTTTCGGACACGGACTGGACACTGGCGCCGATAACCCAATGCTTTCAATGATGCGAGTTCCCTACAAGGGAAGTTGCGCTTTGGAACGTAACAAGACTGCCAATGAGACCGCTAATGAGACAGCCACCCCAGGCCTACCCCACCCCCACCCTGGACAGGCCACCCCCCATCCGAGCTCTTATACGTGTCCCCGGCATATGGGTTTGCGGAAAACCAATTTGGTATTTGTGTACCACTTATCCTGTTGCGTTGGCGGAAGCCCGTGGGTGCGTTTTCCTCCTGGTCAGCCCCCCCCCTAGCTTGGGGCTATGGAAAATCGCTGGGCGGATTTACCGCCGCACGTGGCGACGGCTCCCACTGGCGGAAGTATGGTGCTCTATCGCCTTCCTCGACGGTGAGCTTTGCGGCTGCCCCGACGGTGGAGGTCAGGGCGTCGTGGTCGGACCCGGCGTGGCGCATGGCGACCGGGGTGTCAGGGTCGGCGCCTGCTGCGATGAGGGTTCGGCATCCGTCGAGGAAGGGCTGGGTTGAGCGGCGGACGACGATGGTGTCGTCGATGGCGGCGTCGAAGAGTTGGCCGCGGTTCGAGTATGCGCGTCTGCCGTCTGGGTTGCGGGACGGCGTGACGGTGAGGGTGAGGGTGAGTTTCATTGGGTTTCCCCGTTGTGCGGTGGTTTTGCGGGCAAGCGATTGAGGGCTCGCAGCAGTGCTGGCGAGACGAGGGTTCCGTCGCTGGCGTGGACGGGATCGAGGCCGAGTTTTGCGTATTCGGCGAGGACGTGGCGGTCGCGGGTTTCGCGCTGGCGGCGGTCGTCGGCGGTGCGGGCTTCGTCGCGTTCGAGGTCGGCGGTAGTTTTCAAACCCCAGGTCGGGCCGTGCTTGGCGCGGAGCTCGTCGATGGTCGGGCGCGGTTTTGCGAAGAGGTCTGGTTGGCGGGCCATCAGGGTTCTCCGGTTTTGCGTTTGGCGTCGAGCTTTGCCTCGAACTCGGCCTTGGTGAGTTCGTGGGGTCGCTTGCTTGCTTCGCTGTCGGACGACGGCGGGCCGGCGCGCCCGTCAGGTAGCGCCGTAGCCGGCCCGCTGGTCGGCTGTTGGGGTGCGTTGATCTTGCTTGCTTGTGGTGCGCTCTCACTCTCAGCGAAGAAAGGAAGCTTTCTTACTTTCTTTCTGGCAGATGGTGCCCGCGCGCCCGCGCGAGGCGATCCGTAACACGATTGATTTTGCTTGTCTTTTTTGGCTTTATCAGTCTCGTTATCGGTAACGTTTGAGACTGATAGCGTTACGGATACGTTACTGTTAGCGTTACCGTTACGGTTAGTGTTGGTTCTGTTACGGTAAGCCCGCTGTTTGCACCCGTTCGAGCAGTATCGCGAGTCCGATCGCTGCGGCACGTATAGCTTGCCGCATTGCTCGCACATGCTCTTTCGGCCGGCGTTTTCATGATCGCGGATCATGCGCCTCGAGTAGAGGGTTCCGTCCTCGGTTCGGCTGCAGACGTTTTTGGTTTTGAGCTCGTTCACCAGGTGGTCGGCCACGGCGGTTTCGACGCCGGTCAACCTCGCTATTTCCTCGACCGTCATGGCTCTGCCGCCGATTGCGACGTATCCCGGCGGTTCGTGGGACGCGGCGACGCAGAGCATGTCCATCCAGATGCCGCGGGCGGTAGCCGAGCACGCCCGCAAGCCCGGATCGGCGAGCCAGTCGGCCCAAAAAAACTTGCCCCATGGCGTCGCTGTCATGCCGGATTCTCCGGTCGTTTTTGCCTGCCCAGCACCGCGAGCGCGCAGGAAGCCGGATAGCGGTTGATCTGGCTCCCGGTGAAACGAAAAACCTTATGACCGACATCGATCATTTCCTGGTCGCGGCCGCGATCGCGCTCGATCTGTTGCGTCGTAGCACGATGGAAGTCGCGGCCATCGCATTCGATGAACAGCAGCTGTCGCGGCGTCCCCGGAATGCGAATCACGAAATCGCCGCGGTAGCGTTCCCATCGGAATTGCGGGATCAACAGCACTTCGTTGGCCGGACGTGTGGGCGCTTCGCAACTCAGGCAGAGCTTCGGACTGAAACCGTTGTCCTGCATGAATACGAACAGATGTGCGCCGAGCGTGATCTCGATCGGGCTCTCGCAATGTGGCGTGAGCCATGCGCGCGTTTCTGCGAGACGCCACAAGCGATCGAGGTCGATACCCTGCTTTGTCGGTTCACGGGGGAAGGTTTCCTCATACTCGATACGATCGCAGACAAGCTCGCGACCGCCATTGAACTTGAATCGATCGACGATCTTGTGCTCGATCCAGACCATAGCTTCACGCCCCTTCCAGCCGTCGGAACTCGACCGGGATGCCGATCGCCTTGGCGCGCTTGATGCCGACGTCCATGCCGGGCGTGATGCGGCCGCTGGGCGAAAGGTAGACCACCATTGCCTCGGCGCTTGAAATCCAAGCGTGACCGGCGTCGATGCCGAGCTGGCGCTCGTCGGGCACGTCGTCGCGCAGCACACCGCGTTGCGCGTACAAGAGGTGACTGCACAGTGGCGCCTCGCCGCGCATGAGGCAGTCGCGCATGCAGGCGCGCGCGAAACGCACGTTGAGCCAGCGGCGAAACAGGCCACCGTGATACGGGCTTTCGAGCACGACGCGCCTCATGCGGCGCCTCGCTCGACGAGGTGCTTAATGGCACGTTGAGCCTCGGCGAGGGTAAGCACGCGAATCGTTTTCGCTCTGGTTTGAATAGCTTGGTGCTTGAGCCACGCGATCGCTTTTGCCCGCGCCCCAATTCCCTCAAGTACAAACCAGACAAACGCTTCTGGCATCGCGGCCTGTGCATTCATCAGCAAATAAGGGAATTTCTCATCAACGGACCCGGCAACCTGCTGGGATCGGCATTCGATGCGAACCCTCAAATTAGCGTGGCGATATTGGAATTCGCTAAACGACCTGGCGCCGTAGATCGATTTGTAGGGAGCATTGCGTATCAGCATGCGCTTTTCAAACAGATCCAAACCCTCACCGATGCTCTGATAACTCGTCACCAAAATTCCGCGTCGCTTGAAAGCGTTTTCAATTGCCTCCTCAAGAAGTTTTCCGGCAATGTTTGATTCTTGGCCCTGACGCTTCTGTTCGAATTGCTCGAACGGATCTTGCGGCGGGTCAGGCGGAAACAATCCGTTGCTCATTCGGCCGCCTCCAATTCTGGTATTGTTAGATGAAAGAGTCCGCGGGTAATGTCGTTGCCCCATACGCTCCAGCCATGCATTGGGCGCCGCGCAAAGAGTTCCAGATAAGGTCCGTTCAGCAGGCGCTCGATGCGCGCATTTGTCTGTTCTGGCTTGCGGCTGTGCTCACCGACTGGCGACACGATAATCTGGTGAACGTCTTTGGCTTTTCGTTTAGGTTTGCCGCGAGTTCCAAGCAGACAGACTTCAGCGTTGGCACGGGTCCAGTATCCCATCCCCCAATGGAGTCCGGCGCCGTCGCGGAGGATTCCTCCTGCGTTTTCCGTCGTCTTCACCCAGACGAACGCCGTAGTTTTGTATGTGAAGCCCCACGCCTTCATGACCTCGAGCGCGCCAGGCAGTTCAGGCATGACGGCCCACAACAGCAGGGCGGAATCTGTCGCCGCGAGTTCGGAAATCGGCAGCGCTTTAAGGTCTTCAATAGAAAGCGTGCGTTCGCCGGTCTTGTCGTCTTGCTTATAATGCCGATCGGCGGAACGAGCCTTGCCCTTGCCGCTGTAAACCTTGAAGACCCAAGGAGGATCCGCGTAGATCACACCGAATTTTCTGCCTCTGGCGATCAAAGTTTGCAAATCATCGACCGTGCAGCCATCCTCCACGTGTTGGCCATCCCGCGTTTGTTGCTGCTCTTGCCGACGCTCTTCTGCCTTTATGGCGCGCACCACCTTCTCATCGGCCGCCAGCGTTGCCACCGCGTCGAGCGGCGTCCAGTTCCGGACATCTTCAGCAGCCTGACTCTTGCTTATGCCGAGAATTTCGCCGACTTCGCGGACACCGTGGCCAGAACTGGACAGTTCATGTGCAGCCTCTCGCCGTTCGTCGACGGACAGCTTGATATAGCCGCCGAGTCGCTCGCGCACCCATTTCTCAGTATCGAGCCCGAGCGCCTTCGGCACACCGAGCCGCTTGGCGAGCGCGATCTGGCGCCAGGACCCGCCAATGATTTGACCAAGGGATTGAGTGAATTCTTCTGCATCTTCTGGGGTCATCACACCACCTCCACGTTCGCTCGCAAAATCCCGGCCTGCTTGAGCGTCGCGACCGCGTCGTCGATCGAGGTGGTGACGAGCACGCCGAATCCGCAGGCGACGAGGTGCCCGATGATGTTGCCCTGGGCTTCCGACAGGCGCCCGCTCTTGGGCCGTTTCAGCTCAAGCCAGAACACTTGCGCGCCGGGGCCGACAAAGAGAAAATCGGGCCATCCGGGGGTTACTCCGAGCCTCTTCAATCGAGCGCCCGTTGCGACGTCGCGTTTCTCTCCGAAGGGAAGATGGCTAAATCGCCAGCGCGGGTTTATCCAGCGCCGGCAGATGTCGGCCAACGTCACATGCAGATGGAACTCGAGCGGTGGCGGCGGCGCGACGCCCCGCTGACGTTTGCCCTTGAACAGCGAAAGCTGCTTGCCGGTGATCATTTGCGCAGCCTCCCCCGCTGCGCCTGCGGGGCTTTGGTCTTGTTCTTGGGGATCAGTGATCGGCGAGAGTGTCGACCGGATCGAGCCCTATCCTGGTAAGTCGCGCGCGCAATGCTGCCACGTGGTCTTCGTTGGGGCGCGCGCCCCCCGCCTTCGCGGGGGCAGGCTCTGCCGCGGCACCGTTGTCCGCGCGCGAGGCCGCGAAGTCGCCAAACGGCGTGCCGGCGAACGCGGCTGCCAGCGCCTCATACTGAGCCGCCTCGTCGATCTCGAATTCACTCGGGAGCCCGGCAATCTTGTTTTCCAGCTTGCGCCGCTTCACGATCGCCTTGAGCGGCTTGACCTGGATGCCGTCGTCCTTGGCGGCGCCGAACACGTCCTTGCGCCTATCGCGCAGGACGCCGCACCTGCTCATGTACGCGACCTTTTCGGAATCCAGTTCCTCGTCGATTTCCTCGATCAGCCGAAGGTAGGTCTCCGCCTTCGTCGCCAGATCGTTGCTTTGCGCGGTGTCCATCGGTGGAATCCTTTCTACAGGCGGCGTAACCGCTTTCTGCTCAGCCCCCATGCCTCAAGAGCGTCGGCATGAGCGAGCTTTGCTTCTGCTTCGGAGCGCAGGCGCGCGACGTTGTAGGCAACATCGCCGTCGCTCATGAGCTCGCGCAAAACGTATTGTGGCTCATGCTCATCCTTTGTGCGCTGGGTAGGATATCGCCACTGCAATCCTTCAATGGCGGGGAATCGCGGCTGCGCCTCGTCCTCGTCGTCTTCGAAAAGTTTCCGGCACTGCTCTCGCGCTATCTGCCGCAATTGCAAATGACAGCCGGTGCGCACGAGGGCAATAGAGCGGCTCGCCGGATCAATTTCCTTGAGCGCTTCGGTCGCAATCCAGGTCGGGTTGATTTTTACTTGCGCACGACGAATGTCGATGATACGCGCCACGATTTCTGCAAGTTGACTTTCCTCTTTCGTCATCGCGTAGCTCCTATCCGTTTCAGCCACGCCGCAACTTTCGGCGCCAGCCGATGAGTATCGTCGAGCATTTCCTCCGTCATGGATTCGAGAACTGCGGCCGGTTCTCTGCCGAGCATATCGTTGCGCTCGAAATCGAGGAGACGGCCCCAGAGCCAAAGCGCTTCGGGTGCGGCAACCCGCTGGCGCGGCGGCTCGACGGATCGCAAGATGCCTTTGGTGCTTGGCGGCGAGACGCTGGCTCCGATCGCAAGATCGAAATCCCGCTGCGTCATCGCACCGAGCTTTTCCCATTCCGCGGATTGTTTGCGGGAAATACCCAGCTCTTCAAGCACGGTACCTTTGGAAACTTGTTCCTCTGGGGAATGAGTTTTCGAAGGACGCCCACCATTGGCTTTTTCAATTTTGCCCAACAGTTGCCCGGCCTTGCGCTCGGCCCGCAACCTGATTTCGGCGGCATGCCGCTCGGCGTCGGTGTTCTGCGCCTGGCGCGCGTAGTGTTCCAGGGCTACCGCCTTGTCGCGGATGTCCTTGACTTCATCGACCTTGTGGGCGGCGTCGATCGCGCGGCACATGGTGTCGTATCTGACGAGCATACCACTCATGGCCGGCGCTCACCCTTGCTCCCCGCCACCAGTTCTGGAGCGACCCAGACCGCGCAGCGCGCGAGCCGCGTCGACCAGCGCAGCAATGTCCGAGCAATGGAAATCCTGATCGCGTGCTTGCAATGAATCAGCCAATGCCTCAAACCGTTGTGCCAGATGCTCGGCCTCGTGTTGGCCAGCGGCTTCTCGCATTCGTCGTGCGGTTTTGTGGTCGGCATCGATGATCTCGCCATAGAACAAGGCTTTTGCCTGCCGATGCGAAACGCCAGCTCGCCGTGCGGCTCGCGCTAACCAACTTTCTCGTGTGTCACCCCACTGCCGCGGGCCGGCGACCGCCGCTATGAGTTCACGCATCGCGCCTCCGGAACACTTCTCCGACATTTTGAAACCCTCCACTGCCAGATTGCTTGCGGTTGACGCGAAGCACGCGGGCGCTTGCAGGCGCCGTGGCAGGAGAGAAACGAGATCATCCGGCGGTCTCTGTTAGTGGTGGCGCGGGAGCGTTCATAGACAAAAGTGCCGCCAAATCCGGTCGCAAATCGGCCGGGGCGATGCCAGTCGCCTCGGCGATCTTCAAGAGTAGTTCTTGATCCACCTTGCGGGTGCCCGTCTCCCAACGCGCAACCGTGGTACGCGCCACGCCCAAGAGGTCCGCCAATCGCTCCTGAGAAAGCGGTGGGTCTTGGGCGTCGCGATAGGCTTTCAGTGGGTGGAGATTACCCATGCCCACGATGTAACCCGTGCGGTCACATCCGTCAAGATTGCGATGTGACCGATGCAGTCCTCAACGCGTTGGGGACCGCCGTGTACCGTATCCACGATGGTTACCAAGATTCATTCTTCAGCCAAAAAACGCCTCTTCCTGCGGGAAAACCGCAAGGCAAAAGGTGTGAGACCGGACGTAATGGCCGGTCGGCTCGGCATTGAGCGGGAGAGCTTGCATCGCCTGGAAAGAGAATGGTGGCGTCTTAAGGGTGACGGGCAGGCGGCCTATGCGGACGCGTTGGGAATTGAACCGGAAGCACTCTGGCGCCTACCAAGCGACCTGCCGTCTCTTGATGCAATGATCAAATCCGCCCCGAGGGACGTGCAAGAAATGGCCACCGATATTGTTCGGCGGCTAGCCAGCGGCATCAAAAACTAACCCTTCCTGCCGGCAAGTTACTGCGGTCACACATAATTTTAACGTGTGACCGTGCCGGATACTTTTTTCTTTGGCCCCATTGACCAATGTGACCGCGTCGGTTACATGTGCTCTCCGTTCACCCGGGGAGCCTCATGCCGCCCACCATCCAGATCAGCCGCGACCGTCACTGGCCGTACACGCGCGAGGACTGGTTCTGTCTGCCGTTGCCGGTGCGGCAGAAATGGTGGGAACTCACCTCATTTGATCGCCACCCGCCACCGGCCGATTTGCTGGATGAAGTGCGCGGATACATCGATCTGGCCGGGCCAGGCACGGCCTGGCGGGGCCTGGCAGGGCGGGGCCGGGCGAGGCGTGGCCGGGCACGGCATGGCAGGGATTTCATACATTTATTTTCTGATCGCAGCGAGCCGCCGGCCGATCTGCTGGCCGAGGTCGCCGGCGCGCTCCGAGGTGCATCATGAGCGTCGAGCAGTTCGCGGCCTCGATCTGCGCAGGCGTGATCGGCGTTCAAGTGACAGCGATCGCGGTGGTGCTGGTGATGGATTGTTTTGACTGGATTGCGGCGCGGCTAACGCAGGAGGGCGGATGATGAGAAGGGAATAATTGCAAGACCAGGACTGAAAACAATCCAAAACTGAGATCATAAAAGGAAATTCCAACAATGAAAAAGCTACTTCTGACGGCCACTGCGCTTTGTGTGCTGGCCGTACCCGCAAGCGCGGACGTTATCCTCGACAACCACCTGAGTGGCACCGGCGACAACGTGATCTTCCAAAGCTTGTTCGGCAACCTCGCCGTTGGTTCTTTCAACGGCCAGCACCAGGGGTTGGTCGACTTCACCGACCTGTCGATCAACCCGAACTTCATCGGGGCCGCCAACGGCAACGACATCAAAATCCAGAACACCAACAATCTGCAAGTCCAGGTATTCAACACGGCCGGCACCCAGGTGATGCAGACTGCTACGGACGTCTTCTCGCTGAAAGGCACGGGCGACGTGACGGCGTTCGTAACAGCAAAAGAAACCGACGGCACCTTCAAGCTGTTCACGTTCGATCTCGGCAACATCAGCCCGAACGCACAGTCCGGGTTCACCCTGACGGCCATCAACGGCGAGACCATCGACCACTTCAGATTGGTCGATGCCGGGCTCGGCAACATCACCGACTTCGAGCACTACCGCATCGACGTCGCTGCGGCCGCCGCCGTGCCGCTCCCCGCCACGCTGCCACTATTCGGCGGTGCGCTGGCGCTCGGTGGCTTGTTCCTGAGGCGCAGGAAGAACCGGCTGGGAGACACCTCCGCTTGCGCGGGGGCGTAAACGGAAAACGATTCAAGCTGAAATCACAAAAAGGAACTTTACAAAATGAGACAGTTACTACTAGCGGGCACCATGTTGGGTGCGCTCGCCGCAGGCACTACCGTGGCTTCGGCCACTGTGCTCGACTGGAACTTCCAGGACCATCTCGGTGTGCTTGGTACAACTCAAACCTTCACCGCGGGTGGGTTCAACCTCACTGCCCGCGGCTTCACGCCGGGCGACGTTGGAACTGCCCTGTTCGGTAAGACCGGCGGCGGCGACGAGAACGGCCTCGGCCTCAACAACGACCCTTCCGGCGACCATGAAATCACCGCGGGCAACTTCGTCCAGGTCAACCTGGATGGTATCAGAAGCTCGCTGGCTGCGGGCGGGTTCTCGTTCCAGATGGGCTCGACGACCCAAGGTGAAGGCTGGGCGGTGTATGGGTCTGAGGACGGCTCGCCGTTTACCCTTACCCTGCTTGCCCAGAGCAGCGGCACAAACGACGAGGGCTTCCACACTCTCGCCGGCGGCTTCGACAACTACAACTTCTTCTACTTCGGCGGCGGACCTGGGGCCTGCGGCGCAGGGTGCAACGGCAATGTGCTCTTGACAAACTTCGACGCGACGCTATCCGCCGTGCCGCTCCCCGCCACGCTGCCGCTGTTCGGTGGTGCGTTGGCGCTCGGTGGCTTGTTCCTGAAGCGCAGGAAGAACCGGCTGGGCAGTATCGCGTAACCCAGGTAGGCCGGCGGCTTGGTGTTCCTAGCACCGTAAATCGCAGCCGCCCGGCCCGCAGGCCCGCCCGGAAGGTAGCCGCAACTGTCCTCCCCGGGCGGGCTATTTGAGTAACCGTCATGCAGATACGAATACCGAGCGTGCTGATCAGGATAATCGCCAAGCCGGACGCTTGGATGAATACACCCGTCTGTGGACGCATCGATGTGCGACGTTTCGATGTCGTTCTCGCCTTGTTCGGCGTGGCGCTGGCTGGCTACTACTGGGAAACCGGTGGATGGCAGTCGATGATCCAGGGCCTGGGGTTTTACGTGTTCTGCATCATAGTTGCGCTTCTGTTTCGCCCGTCCTCTTGAGCGGAAAGCCCGCATGCCGGTCGAGCGCATTCCAATTACCGGTCGTGAACAGTGGTTAAACCTGCGCCGGCAGGACGTCACGGCGTCCGTGATCGGCGCGCTGTTCGGCGTTCATCCCTGGCAGACGATAGCGGGCTTGCACGGCGAGAAGTGCGGCTTGGAGCTGCCGGCGCCCGACCCGGAATTGAGCGTGATCAGGCGCGGCAATGCGCTGGAAAGCGTGGTAGCGCAAGAGGTGGCCAAGCTTCGGCCCGAGTGGCGCATCACCAAGAACACCGACTATCTGCGTGACGCGCACGCCCGCATCGGCGCCACGGCCGACTTCTGGATCGATGGCGACCCGCGCGGGCTTGGCGTGCTGCAGACCAAAACGATCGGCGCCTGGCAATTCAAGAAATATTGGGCCGGCGACTACGGCGAAGAGCCCACCGCGCCGATGTGGATCATCCTGCAGAACGCGACCGAGGTTATGCTGGCGGACGCCGCATTCGGCGCCATCGGCGTGCTGGTCATCGGCGACTTCCAATTTGATTGCCTGGTGATCGAGGTGCCTCGCCACAAGGACGCCGAACACAAGATACGCGTCGCGGTTCACAGCTTCTGGCAAGCGCTCGAAGCCGGCCAGGTGCCGACGATCGATTATGACCGCGACAGCGATCTGGTGCGCCTCATGTACCCGCGCACGGCCGAAGGAAAAATCATCGACCTACGCGGCGACAACCGCGTCCAGGAGCTGTGCGAAATCCGCGAGCGCAACGCCGCCATCATCAAGGCCGCCAAGGCGGCCAAGGACGCGTCCGAGACCGAGATGCGCGCCAAGATGGGCGACGCCGAGATCGCCATCGTTCCCGGTTGGAAAGTCTCGCTGCGCACCACCGAATACGAGCAAGAGCCAAAACCCGCGAAACACGTCAGCTTTCGCGTGCTGCGAACGAGCAGGATCGAGGAGGATGCATGACCGAGAACCATCACAACGCCCTGGCCGCACTGGCGGACGAACTGAGCGAACCGCGCTCCCTCGATTGGAGTAGACCTGCCCCTAATGCATCGATCGTCGAAATGGTCGCTGTGAAACGTGAGGCGCGCCAAGAACACGAAGACCATCGGCGCATGGTCGACCTGATGACCACGACCGGCCATCGCCAGCGGGCCATCGCGTGCATCATCGACAAGATGACCTATCTCGAACTGATCGATTTCGCCGCCGAACTATTCAAGGACGCGACGACGTTGGAGGCCGCTAATTTCCCAAGTCATATGGCCCGTTGGGCGCGCCAAGCACGATCTTGAGCGGAGGCAAATCATGAACGTCAACACCAAACAGCAGCTATCGGTGATCGATCAATTCCGGCGCGACCTCGAAAAAATGGGGCCGCAGTTTGCATATGCGCTACCTGCTCATATACCGGTCGAGCGCTTCACGAGAGTCGTGATGACCGCGATCCAGAACAATCCAAAATTGCTCGCCTGTACGCGGCAATCGATTTTCAATTCATGTATGAAATGCGCGCAAGACGGATTGCTCCCGGACGGCCGCGAGGCTGCAATCGTTCCCTTTGGAGAGAACGAGGAGGGCCAGAAGAAGAGTGATCAGGCCACTTACCTGCCCATGGTCGCCGGCCTTCGAAAAAAAGCAAGAAACTCCGGCGAGCTTGTCGATCTTTATGCTCATGTTGTTTTCGAGGGCGACGAGTTTGATTTTCAATTAGGCGACGAGCCATATGTCAAACACAAGCCGGCGCTAGCCCGCCCGCGCGGCGCCAAGCCGATCGCCGTTTACTCGATTGCCAAGTTCAAGGATGGCGGGACCTCATACGAGGTGATGTCGATTTCCGAGGTCGAGGAAATTCGCCAGAAGTTTTCGCGCGCCCGTAAGGGCCCCTGGAACGATCCGGTCACCTACCCCGAAATGGTGCGCAAGACCTGCGTAAGGCGCCATTGCAAGTCGCTCCCCATGTCCAGCGACCTGGATACTGTGCTGCACCGAGACGACGAGCTCTACGACATGCAAGGCGCGAAAGAGCGCGGCAAGGAGGTCACCAAGCGCCAGCCCGTAAGTGCCATGGCGGCGCTTGAGAAGTGGGCCGGCAGCAAGGGCGAAAGCGGTGATAACGAACCAGCCCAGGATAATGATCCAGGCGACCCACGGCCCGGCGACGACACCGCGATCGAGCACGACGCCGACACCGGCGAGGTATCGCAGGACGCGCCCGAGATGACCATGGGCGAGCTGATCGGCATGGCGCAGAGGCATCCGCCGAAAGACCCTGAGACGTTCAAGCTGCTGACCCGCCAGATGATCGCCGCCGCAAAACCCGAGGATGCCGCGATGCTCGACTCGTGGTGGAGCGGGCCCAACGCGCGCGCGATGCGCAATGGCGCCCAGATGACTGTCGGAGACACCGCCGAGATGGCGAAGGAGGTTCAGGACGCGATCGCGGAGATGCGCCAATGAAATCCGAATCGGAGGTGCGTCGCGATCTCGACGCCATGTGCAACATCTTGACACCGTTCAACGATGACGGCCGCGAGGGCATGCTTGCGACCATGATTGCGTGGTTTCTCCATCATCACGATGCGGATCGAGACGTTGCGATAACGAGCCTGATGGCGCGCGTCGCCGAGATCGAAAGTGGTGAACGGGATGCTCTGCAATGAAGGTCACCCCCGCTGCAGACGTGTCGGATTATTCGAGCGCCGAGGAAATGCTGGCGAGATACCGGGCTATTCATTCGGCATTTTGGCAACAGCTCATGCCTGCGCCACCTCCGCCGCCTGAAACAGTTCGCCCGCCGCGCCGCCACCGCCCGAAGCTGCCCGAGCCGCCGCCTGCGCCAGATGATCCGGTGGAGCTGCCCGTAAAATTCGCCGCGATGTTGCGCCATCCGCTCTCGCGATTCGAGCACATCGTTAAAGCGGTATGCGACGAATTCCACATTACGCGACATGAACTATTCGGGCGCTGCCGCACCGCCGTGATAGTAGCGCCGCGATCGGTGACCTTCGCGCTCGCGCGACATTTGACGCGCAAGAGCATGCCGGAGATCGGCCGGCGAGCCGGCGGCTTCGATCATACGACGGTGCTGCACGCCATACGCAAGCTAGCGCCCGTGCTCGACGTCGCCGCGGACGGCATGCCCGAGGACGCGACGCCGGCCCAATGGGTCCGCGTGATGCGCGAGCATATGGGGATTTGATCTGAGGACCCCGCGAGATCGCACGGGCAGCTATCGAGAAGGTTGGCAAGTCGTGGTGATCACCAAGGAGGATGAAACGTGCGCCTTGGCAACGTCATTGCAGATTACCGCTGGGCGAATCGGGTTGGCGTCCGCGAGCTTGCCAGGGAGATCGGAATATCGCATCCGACACTCAATCGCTTCGAACGAGGCGAGAAATGTGACTCTGATACGCTGACGAAAATTCTAAACTGGCTCTTCGCCCCCGGCGAGGAACGCCGCCGCAAAAGTACGGAATAATTAGAACATGATGTTCACCACCGAGGATAAGCTGCGGGAGGTCGAGCGCGAGCTGAAAATGCGCCGGCGGCTGTACCCGCACTGGATCGAGATCGGCAAGATCGATGCGAGCGACGCCAAGCGGCGGATCGACATCTTGGCTGCGATCGCGGCCGCGCTGCTCGAATGGCGCGACGCCCGCGCGGCGTTCCTGCGTTGCGTCGACACCGTGCCGCATGAGGACCAGGGCATTCCGGCCGACCTCAGCCGGCGCTTTGTGGACGCCGAAGAGAAGCTGTTCGAGGTCGCGAATGAGATTCTCATGTTATAGGAGTCACAAGTGAGCAACCTACTGACCCCGAAGGAAGCCGCCGCAGCGCTTAGCGTTTCGCTCGACACTCTCGACGGCTATGTGGCCGATGGCGACCTGGTTTACGTCAACATCGGCCGCGGCAAGAAGCGTGAACGCCGAGCTTTCGAGCCCGCTGACATCGACGAATTCATCCGCCAGCGCAAGAAGAGAAAACCATGTCGAGCGTCTACAAGGACAAGAAGTCGAAGAACCTCACGGCCGACATCTGGATCGACGGCCGCAAGTATTCACGATCTACGGGATGCACGAGTCGCCGCGAGGCGGAAAAACGCGCCGGGGAGCTAGAGGCCGAGCTGCGCGCCGCATTGGCTGCGCAGAGCGACGGGGACACATCGCTCGCGCTCGATCCGGTGACGGTGCGCTACATGAAGGACGTCGGCGAGCGTCATGCCGGCGCCGACAACACGCTTCGGCTTTGCGTCCTGCTGGTCGATTACTTCGGGGCAACCAAGCTTATCACCGCGATCACGCACGACGACGTGCTCAAGCTGCGGCGCTGGCGGCTCGGCCACACATACGGGACACCGCCGCGCCCGGTCTCGGCTTACACCGTCAACGACACCATCGAGCAGTTGAAGAAGCTGTTCACCTACCTGCGGCCGAGCGTCCGGTTTCCGAACGAACCGAAGTGGCGGGACCTGTGGCTCGACGAGCCGAAGCGCCCTGCCCGCGAGCTCGGCCCCGACGAGACGCGCCGCCTCGAAGCCGCGATCGCAAACCAGCGCGAGGATTACGAGCCGCTGTTCGAATTCTGCCGCGCCACCGCGAAGCGCAAGATCGAGAGCCTGACGCTCGAATGGGGTAGCGTGAATTGGGACACCCGCACCATCACGATGCGGACCAAGGGCCGGGCCGGCGGCAAGATCAGCACCATCAAGATCAATGACACCATCCGTGAGATCCTGTGGCCGTTACGCGGGCACCATCCCACCCGGGTGTTCACCTACGTGGCGCAGCGCACCCGTGACGGCCGGGTCGAGGGTCGGCGCTACCCGATCACCAGGGATGGCTTGCGCAAGGTGTGGAACGGCATCCGGGCCGAGGCCGGCCTGCTGGTCGGCGCCGACCGGGTGCGCTTCCACGATCTGCGGCACGACACCGCCAGGAAGGCCCTGAAGGCGATCGGCACCGCCGAGGGCTTCCCGATCGTCCAGAAGATGCTCGACCACGCCGACGTGGCGACCACGCTCAACATTTATGGCGCCGCCAACGAACAGGGCGTCGCCGATGTGATCGATAAGCTGGCCGGGCAGCGCAAGTCCGCGCGCGTCACCGGAGCACGCAATGCGAGATCGAAGTGACAGGCCCGAGGGCACGACATCCGATGATGAATGCTGGCTCGGCGACGGCGTCACCGCCACCTTCAACGGCTACGACATCACCCTGTCGACGCCGCGCGACGGCGCCGAGCATTGGATCGCGCTCGAACCTGAGGCGATCAGATCGCTGGTGCGGTTCGCACGGCGCATCGATGCAAAGTACGACGCCAAACACTTCGCGGTCGACGGAGTCTGAGACAAAAACCACCGGAGTTTCCACCGGAGCCGCCGGGCGAAGCTTGCATGAACCGCTGGGGCACAGCATGATCTTCGATTTAGGACGCCATTCTGGGGGACTGGGGGTCCCGAGTTCAAATCTCGGCGCTCCGACCAGAAAAACCTCAACAAATCAAAGGTTTTACCCAGTCGCCACCTATTCTCGCGAAAGCACGAACAGGGGGCAAAAAGGGGGTGTTTTGACGTATTCGGTGACACAAACCACCGGAGCCACCACCGGAGCCACCACCGGAGCCCTCCGGGCGTTCTCCGGGCGTTCTAGGGGACGAATCAGGCCCGCCACCGGAGCCACCACCGGGGTGCCCAGCCTTCGCCAAAGGCACCGCCCATGCGTCGCCCGCACCTGGGCGCCACTATCCCACCCTGGCGCCCGAAATCGCGCCTACGGGCTTCCCTTGCTGGCGAATCAAAGCAGGCGCCAGTGCGGGGACGGCCGCTCCCGGGGACTGCCACGGACTCCGGGGGCGGCTCGATGTTTCACGAGGGAGGATGGCTTGATGGGAATGCCGCGATTTGGCTCGGCACTTTCTTGGCGGCGCGGCAAGCAATCAACTCATCTCAAATCTTGCGCAGGCGATCCAGGACGAGATCGAAAGTTGGATGAAGCACGAGAAAGAAGAACTTGAGCGGCAGCAAGAGGAGCGTCAATGACCCTCGTCACGTGGACGATCTACGACCATCCCAAAGATCGGCCAGACGCTTTTGTCGTGCGCAAGTTTGTTGGCGAGAGTCCGACCGCTGAGGCCTACGCGCATCCTGATATCGAGGTGTTGCGTGAGATGATGCTCGATGCCGGCCTTGTCTGCTTGCCCCGGCATGCAACCGACGACTCGGTCATCGTGGAAACCTGGATATGAGAAAGGAGAGACGAATGAACCCCCACGTTGAAATCGCGCTTGCACATCCGGTATTCGACCCGGATGTGCAGATCACGCAGAGGTTTTTCTGGCTGGCCGAGCCGCGTATCTCGGCGGGCCTCACTTGCAACATCGGCATGGAATGAACCGTCTACGCCGGCGGGCGCCCTCTTTGGCAGCTCAGCTTATCGTATCACGATAGGTTAGGACCGGTGCCGGTGCTCCGTTGGAGCCCGACCAAGTGGCGGAAGGCCGAAGCTCTGCGTGACCGCATCATGCGCGGCGTCGGAACGGACGAGCCGTGGTTGACTGAGGAGATGACGCGCGAGATCGGGATGCGCGCTGTGGCGGTGCATTATCGGAGGCCGCTGCGCGTCGACGAGATCGCCAGGATGGCACCAACGCCTGAAGTCCGGGAGCGACCGGGAAGGCCATGATGACTGACGAATGGAAATGCTGGCACTGTGGATTCAGATCGTCAGTGCGTTCGAATTTCTTAGTGGGTCACGACATGCAAATCGATGGAGGATATGAGCTGTTCCCGGAATGTTTCACGTGAAGCATTGACAAATCGTTAAGCGACGATAGGCGATTAGAACGAATCATCGCGTGAGACCACTCAAATGGAACAGAAATTTGGCATGTCCTGGTTGGAGAGGATGCGCGCAATCAAGCTCCCTGGGGTGGAGGCGACCACCGGTTTCGCCGGTCCGGTCGCCGACAGGGTGTTTGCCGGGATGCACGATACCGGCGCCATGGGCTGGCGCTGGCAGGGCGGCAAGCGCATCGGGTTTGCCTGCGGGAATGTTCTCTATCGCGAGGACGGCACCGAGGAGCCGCTGGCAATCGCGCACAATGACGAGCTGAGACCGTGGTACGTCCCGGTCGGTGATCCGGACGTCTGGCTGCGGGCGTGCAAGCTTTTGACCGATCGCCGGCGGCCGGAACTCGACGTGCTGATAGCAACCGCCTTCGCGGCGCCGCTGATGACGTTTACGGGCTCTACCTACGGCGCGATCCTCAGCGTCTGGGGCGAGTCGGGGACGGGCAAGACCTCGGCCCAGAACGTGGCGGCAGCGGTGTGGGGTCATCCCAAGCAGACCCGCGAGAGTTTCTATTCGACGCTGAAGGCAGTGCAGGGGCGGCTCGGGGTCACATGCAATCTGGCGGCATACTGGGACGACATCCAGACCAAGGTGCATCAGGACAAGTTGTTCCAGACGATGTTCGTTGTTGCCAGGGGCTCCGAGGGCGGCAAGGTCAGGCCCAACAGCAACTATAGGGCAAAGGGAGAATGGCAGACACTGTTTTGCGTCTGCAGTAATCCGAGTTTTGCGCGCTTTCTGAGCGCTAAAAAGGATTCGATCAGCGCGGCCCTGCTGCGCGTGTTCGAGTTCAAGCTTGCCAAGCGCGAGCACGAGCCAGGCCTGGTAAATCGGCTGGTGGCCAGCCGCACCTTCGCCGAGCTGGATCACAACTACGGCCTCGTCGGTGCGCAATACGCCCGGATGCTCGCGTGCGAGCACAAGGCGATCGAGACGATGGTGGCCGAGACGATGGACCGGTTCGCCGACAAAGTGCACGCCACGTCGGACGAGAGCTATTGGTGGAGCATCTGCGGTGTGCTGCTGGCCGGTGCTACGCTGGCGCGGCGGCTGGGCGCCGACCTCGATGTGCCGGCGATGGAAGCCTTCCTGGCAAAGACGTTCGTGGCCAATCGTGCGGGCGCACGGGACGGCGGCATGGACTATCTCAAGGTCGAGCAGGAGCTGGTCGATTTCCTGAACCGCTGCCTGAAAACCGGCAACGCCCTGGTGACGGACCGATCGCAGTGGGGATTCCAAATGAAAGGGGAGGTCATGATCTTGCGCCGGCCGTCGCCTGGGCAGACGATCTTTGTTCACATCATCAGGGATGACCGCAAAATCATCATCGAAAGACGGGCGCTGCGCGCTTATCTGCATGACGATTTAGCTGCCACCAAGAAGATGGTGGGCGGATTGAAGAAGTTTTTTAGGGGCAAGGTAAAGCTGACCCGAAAGATGGACGGCGTCTACACCGATAATATGAAGCGGGGCATAGCCCACTACGTCCTCGAACTCCGCGTGTTGAAATACCAGCGCGCGGTGGAGGACCTCATCCAGACGGCAGGCCTCGCGCGGGAGGAATGACCGTGCTGGCTGTCAGGTCCGCTTTCAGCTCCGGGGCTTGATGGGCTGCTTGCTCTTGGTGTCGCCGCTCATTTCCGATAGTTCTCCCCCCTTGCCGGTTTTGGCATAGTCTTGTTTTTCTATGTCGGTCCGGAACGGGTCCGGAACCTTCATGAAGCGCGAGCGCGAGGTGTCGCCGGGGCCGCCGATCGCAAAAGCGGCGTCGACCGGTCCAGTACCCTTTAGGATCGCTTTCATCGTTGTTCTCCTTTCTTCGCTGGTCTGGGCGGCAGCTTAGCACCAGATCGCCGGGCGGTATCGAGCGAGGCCGCAACGGCCTGCTTCTGCGGATAGCCGGCAGCCTTCATCTCGCGGATGTTGGCCGAGACCGTCGCCTTGCTGGTCCCCTTCTTGAGCGGCATTTGATTAAGGTTCTCCCTGCTGTTGCCGTTGCCGTTCCAGGTCACGCTGGAACCTGGCGCGCACCTCGGGCGGCGCATACTGATTGAAATCACGCACTGCCCGCGGCGACAACCGGAGCTGCGGATTGTTGGTGGTGCGTACATATTTGTTCTGCAGTCCAGGCGGGATGCCGAGCTCGCGCATGCGCTGCCGGGCCCCCTGTTCATCGCCGCCCTGGATCATGCGCCGGATGTCCGGGAGTGCCTCGTTGACCTTGAATTGATGCTCTTCACTGGCCTTGTAGAGTTCGCCGGCAGCAGGCCCGCCTGGGGCCCCACGCGAGAACGTCACGCCAGCGATCGGACCGAGGGCCTGGGCGGCGGCGACTTTCGGGTCGCCCTGGCCGGTGGCGAGATCGGCGGCGGCGCCGATTTGACCCTCCGGCCCCTGTGCGGTTAAAAAGTGCGCCACAATGCGCCCCATGTTCTTCACGTATCCCCCAAGCGTATCGGCGTTCGGATCGTAGACCTTGCGGCCAAACCCCTTGTCGTTACTGAGAACCTGCCACGCTGGGCGTGCCACCGTGCCGAGCTTGCGCCTGATCATGTCGAGCGGACCGCTGGCCCAGCCGGCGAACTCCTCGCCGATCTTGCCGATTGGGTTGCGCATATAAATGGCGGTGCCGTCCTTGGCGTGCCCGATCAGGATGCGGTCGTGCTTGCCAGGCTCGTTCTCAGAGGTCGACGACAGCTTCTCTGCGAGCTTGAGCGGCTGCAGCAGCGACATCGGATTCTCGCCCACGTTCTTCATCATGCCGTGCAGGCGATCCGCGTAGCCACGTGCCTCGTCGTCGAACGTCTTGTCGCCTTTCATGACGTTGAGACCACTCTGCAATAGCGAGTTGCCCGCGTACATCAGGCCCATGTCTAGCATGACAACACTGATGGCCCTGCGCCTGGCCTCCGATTTGATATGGCCCAGCTGCTCCGGAGTGGCGCCAATGTCGCGCTCTATCTGAGCCAGTGTGGCGCGCGGCATGCCGTTGAGCATATCCTTCATGACGCCAAGATTGCCCAGCGTGAACGAGCGCGAGAACAGCACGAGATTGGCGAACTTGCGCGCCTCGTTCGACATGGCCTCCTGTGGAAGCGCGCCCGCGAAGCGGTTAGCCTCGTGCGCGGCCATGCGAATGGCCACTTGTGGATCGTGGCCCTTCGCTATGTATTTGTCGCGGAAGTTGACATAGAGCCCTGCCTGCAGATCGGCGACGCGGTCCCATAGCAGGGTGTTGTGCCAGAAGTCGCCGGCCTTATCGACCCAACGCTTCACGGCATCACCGGCATTCTTGTCGAACAACCCCGGGATCGCGGCTGTCACCTTGGCGGTCCATGAGCGGCCAGGAGCCATGTTAGGCTCTTCCATGATGGCGTGGATGTCTTGGTGAAACCCGCGCGGACCGATAGGCGCCATGCCGCCATTGACCGCTTCGACCATCGTAGGGCTGGCGCCGACCATGCCAGGGGGCGGTTGTCTGGCCTTGTAGCCGTCGAAATAGACCTTGAACGTCAAGACCTTGCCCGGCATTGCCGCCAAGGCGCGGCCCCACTCCACCGCGTTGTGAATCAGGGGCGAGTTCATGATCAGCCCCATGGTCTTGCCTTTGAGGTCCATCGCGGTCTTGTAGGCAAGGCCCGACGGCTCAGAGAGCGTGGCCCGCAGTGGCCCTTCAAAATCTCCGCGCACGTAGAGCGGCACTTTTTCGAAAACCGGTTCCCCATTGCGATCCATGAGCGGGATCTTGGCTGGCGGCACCTTGATGCCGCCGGTCTGCTCGACCGCCGCGCGATAGGCCGCGGTGTCGGCTTCCTCGAGCTTCGGACGCCATGTGTAGAACGCCGGGTGGTCGACGGTGAACCATGTGTGCTCGGAGTCGGTCGGCTTCGCGCCTACTGCCACGGTCTCCTGCCCAGTGCGCTTGCCCGCTTCACGGATGGCATTCATCATCTGCCGGCCAGCGATTGCATGCTCCATTTCTGCGAGCGCGAGCGGCAGGGCGCGGATGTCGCGCGCGATCTCGGCCTGCTCGCCGAACCTCGCTCGCGCAGCTTCCTCGGTTTGCTCTGCCTCCAGATACTTGCGGCGTTTCAGCGACGGAGCCGTGGTGCTCAGGTTGCTGCCGATGCGGTTGATGGAGCGCCCACCTTCTTCAGCCGCCGAGGTGGCAGCGTTGATCAGCTTGCGCGGCGTCCAGTACGGCAGTCCCTCGCCCTCGACCATGCCGACGTCGCGCATGCGCCCCCAGGTATCTCGGGCCCATTCCTGGGTCGTCTCGGCGAGGGCGTGCTCCTCTGGGGTGAGCGTGGCTATCCCCATGTGCTCGCTCTTCTCGCCGCGTTGACGCATGACGCTTTCTTCGTCCATGGCGTCCCACACGCGCTTGCGCTGTTCGGGGGTGAACTGCTTTGTAATTTGCCGATCACGCTCGCCCCATTCGTAGCTGATGCGCCTTTTCGCGTCGGCCCAGTCCTTGGCGGCCACCATGGATTCTTTTGTGCCGCGCGCTAGCGGAGCGACTTTCATTTGAAGGTCGCTACCGATGTCCGTGATTTTGCTGGCTGCCGTGCGCAGGGAATCGCTCAACCGGCCCATCAGTGACGGCGCAGGTGGTGCGCCAGGGGGGGCACTAGGCGGCGGGGATGGCGCTGCGCCGAGCGGCCTGGGTGTCCCTTCCGGCTCGGCAGCCCCGCCCGGGGCGCGCTGCGCGGTCGCTTCAGGCGGTGGTGGCGCACGTGCTGGTTCTGGTGCGGCTGGTGCGGCTGGCGCAGCTTGTTGCCGGCGTGCGGCGGTGTCTTTGATGAGCGCGAGATTGCGCGCCTTCATGGCCTCGCCGCGGTTGGCGAAGTCGCCGATCTCCTCGCCGTCGCGGAACAGCAGATGCCGGTTGGTCTCGGTGTCATTGGTGACCCTGTATTCGGGCGGAGCGGCAGGTGCCGGCGGCGCTGCACGCTCTTCGACGAGCGGCCGAGCCTGTGCGGCGGCATCGGGAATTCTGGGAAACTCCGCATCCAGCTTCTGCCCGAAGGCTGTCGGCGGCTCTGCAGCGGGCTCCGCCCCGCCTTCGGGCTGCATCTTGGCCCGCAGCGCCGCCTCGATGGTCGGATCGGACCCGAGGTTGACGCCACCGGCGGCCTCTTCTGCCGACGCAGGTCTCGGCTCGGCCTTGCCATAATTGTTGGTGTTGACCGGCTGCGGTGCACCGCCGGCTTCGGTTGGCGCCGGCTTTGCCTCGGCGGTGCCGGCGGCTGCTTCCGCTCCGGGCGAGCCGTGGGGCACGGCCCGCGCACCCAGCGCTGCTACACCACGCTCGAACGCCGCGGTGCCGGCTCTCGGCTGGTTGAACGTGAAGCCCGTGGCTCCTGCAACACCCAAACGGGTGAGGTCGAATTCGCCCTGCCGCAGCTGGCTAACCCCTTCCAGGCCCACCCCGATGCCGCCGCCGAGCGCACGCTGCGCCAACGCGAGCTTGGGCCCAACACCGAACGGGATGGCGGCCGACAAGACGTCAGCGGCGATATCGGCCTTGGGGTTGGCCTGGGCGTTGGCGGCCCGCTGGTGCTCGTCGCCGTAGCCCAGCGCCTTGAGCCCTTTCTCCTGCAGCTCCGATGTGCCCCAGAAAGCCCCGATGCCGGCCGGGATCGCCACCCATGGTCCGGCGGGCGCCGTGAGCACCCCGGTGCCGATGGCAGCGGCTGTCGGCAGCACGTTGTGGACGACCTTGCGGGCGATAGTGCCGAGCGTGCCTTCGGCCTCAGGCTCCTTCGGCTGCGCGTCCTGTTGCTTCTCGCCAGTAGCGAGCGGAGGGGCAAAGCGGGCGAAATAGTTGGTTTCCTGCTGTGCCGCAGGAGGAGCACCAAATTGCGCGAAATAGTTATCCTCCTGCGGCACAGCATGAGGAGCGCCGAATTGCGCAAAATAATTCTGCTCCGGGGGAGCGGACTGATCGACAAGATTGGTTTCGTCGTCCGCCATGGCCGGTCACTGACCGAGAGCCCGCGCGGCCGACCCGGGGCCGTAGTAGCGATCGAACTCGTCGCGCCGGGCCGGATTTGCCCGCAGGGCCTCGATCGCGCCGGGGGGGATATTCGCTGCGGGAGCGGACTGCCGAGCTGGTGCGGCAGCGGGCGCAGATGTGACCGGAGGCAGCGCCGCAGGCGTCGCCATGCCTTGCCTGGCGGCCTCACCAAACAATTTCTTCACAGCCGCTGCAGCGTTGGGTGGAGGCTCGCGACCGTTGGTTAGTGCATCGTCATACAATCGGATCGCCTGGTTCTCCCCAGCGGTCAGACGTTGCTGCGCGAGCGTTTGAACAGTTTTGTCCCGCAAGAAATCAAGATGCCGATCCATCTGGTCGAGCCTGTTTCTCGAGCGCTCGGACAGACCACCCTGTCGTATCCCTTCGATATCTCTTCGCCCGCTTTGCCTCAGATTTTCCAAATCGGTCACACGTTTTTCGACCGCAGTCTGCTTCTTCTCTTCCACTGCGGCTTTGCCGGCTTCCTTCTGTGCCTCCTGATTGGCTTTCGCCACATAACCGGCGCGCGCTTGCGCTTCCGACGTGCCCGGGTGCAGCCGAGCCGCCTCGGCTGCGGCCGAGGTGTCGCCGGCGGAAGGCGGTACGCTTGCGGTGCCGCGGCCGTACGTCGGCGTAAATAGCGTCTGTGCAGGTGGGGTCGCGCTGAATACCGGCGCCGAGCCGTAAGGTGTCGTTGCGTATTGTGCGCCTCGTTCATCGCCTGGCGCGCCGAACCCTGTGCCGCCGCGCAATCGGGGCATTACTGCACTCAGATCGGGCTGAGCGCTGCCTGGCGGCGGATTGTCGTACAGAGCGCGACCGGACCTTTCCTTCCCATAGCCTTCGTACCTGATCTTGGTCGGATCCCAGACGCTGGGGATCCGCAACGGCACTGGATTTCCAGCCGCATCGTATTTCACGACGTCCTTGGTTCCGATGGCCGTCCCGGTCGGAACGGCTATCTTGCCGAGAGATATATCCTCGGAAGGAATGACATCGTAACCGGTCGGAACCCGCATATCGGTTCCTGTCGGGACACGGAAGCTGCCGTCAGGCCTGACCCCTCTCAATTCTTGTGGAAGGCCGGCAGTTATAGTTTTTTGACCGGTTATGGTCTGCGTCTGCAGCTTCCCGCCGACGGTCGAATGAGATCCTCCGGGCCGCTCATACGTGATCTGCTGACTGCCTTGGTACGGCCGGGAAATGGGGGAGTCTTTCCCAACATATCGCGATGGGTCTTCGCCCGCATATCCGGTCGCCGGCGCAGCGGCGGGAGCCGCGGCCGGGGCACCGGGAGGAGCCATGGCGGCCTGAGCGGCGGCCGGTACGGTGTATGTTCCCGTCCCGGCGAGATCGTTGACCGTAGGTGGTGGAGCTGCGGCAGCAGCAGGAGCTGCGGCGCCTGACGTTGTGGGAAGACTCGATGCGCCATCCAGGTGCCTGACGATGCCGTTGTCCGCAAGATGGTCGAATGTGGCGTTGTCCAGATAATGCCGATACTGGTCCGGCGTCATGACATGAGAACTGACGGCGTTCCCGTCGGCATCCTGGACCATGGATAGGACATTGCCGTCGGCGGTTCGCTGCAGCGACAGGCTCTGACCGTCCGGCAGACGATCATAGGCGGCAGCGGCTGCTTTCAGCGAATTGTCCAGATGACCATGCGCGTCCGCGGCCTTGGCGATGGCCATCGCACCGTCGAACTGCTTGCGCAATCCGGCCGTCACGGCTGCGTTCTGATCCATGTCCTGCGAACCGGTGGCCGCCTGCTCGATGATCGCGGCTGAGCTTGAGTTCTGGTTGGCGTTGGCGGTGTTCTGTATATGAGCCTGCAGGGCATCGGCCGTCAGCGCGTTCGCGCCGTTGACGTAGTCGGCGAGTGCCTGCTTCGTCGAGCCGTAAGCGCCCCCGCCGGCGCCCGCGGCAGTCTCGGCGCCACGCTGTATCGCCGATGCGCCGGCACCGAGGAGCTTGTCCTTCGCGGCGCCCAATACGGACCTGATGCCGCTCTCGGCTGTCACCGGTCCCTCTGGCGGCAGCTCGGGCGAAGCGCGATAGCGCCGTCGTAATTGCTCGGCGAGCGCAGGATCCTGTTGAGCGGCGAGCTGGATATCAGGGACCGCAGCAGGGGGCTCCAGAGGAAGTTGGGGCCCATACGTCGGCTCCGGCGCATACTGTGCCGGATCCTCGTCATAGGGCAAAACCTCGCCGCCCCCCTGGTATCCGACGCGAGGCGCCGGCTGGCCGATCCTATGAAGACCAAACATCCTGCGCGTATGGTTGAGCACATGATGGATCGGTTTGACCGCACCGCCGCGCGCAAATCCGACCGGCGGGCCTCCGCCGGCCCGGTATCCGGTCGGCGGCTGCGCGGCGGGGGACTGACCACCACTATCAGGTGCCAACGTATTGGTGGCAGGGATAGCGGACGGATTGTCGATGCGCGGCGGCGGGTCGCCCAGATAGCCCATCCCGGGCACGAACGAGTTGGAGACCGACGGATAGGGCGGCGAGAACGGATGGGCGACAGGGGTGAATCCCGAAGGAGAACCCGCCGGCTGCTCGTAATAACCGGTCGAGGTTTGCGGATTCGGCGCTCTTGCGCTCTGCGCTTGCGATCTCTGGGGCTTCGAGCCCTGTGGTTTTTGGGCCCGCTGGCGTCTGGCTCGTGCCATCATGATGCTCCATAGCCGACTTGCTGCTGGCCGCCGCCGTTCCCGGCCATCGCGCGATCCTTGCGTGCCTGCGCCATCAATTTGTAGAAGAACTCCTGGCCCTTCCATAAGGACACATCGCGGGGCACAACAAATTCATTTGCATTCAGCTGCGCTGGCACGTCATCCACCCGCGCGCCGTCGGACGGGCTGAGATCCTGCGACACGAACCCGCCGGTCGTGGCATCGTCTTCCGGCACCTCGCCGCCCGCTTGATACCCGCGGAAAGACGACAGGGAAGCATCCCCCCGCTCCACCGCCCCGCCATAAGCAGTATTAAACATGCTGCTGCCGCCGCCGCCACTTCCGCTGCCCGGGGTCGTGCTCTCGGCGCTGGTCTGGCCGGAGCTCTGACCGGTCGATGTCGACTGCGTGCCCAATGGCGAATATTTCAAATTCATGGCGGTGCCGGCAAACTGATTTGCCGCATTGGCGGCCCCGTAGCCGGTCTGGACATTCTGCAGGCTCGCCGAGATCGCCTGCTGCTGCATGGCGTTGCCCTGGGCGATGTCGGCCATGCGCTGCTGGTTGCCGGCCCCCGCTGCCGCGGCCCCGGACGTCACCCGCGAGGCCTGATCGAGCGCCGCATAGCGTCCAGCCGAAGGGTCGATGCCGTAGCTCTGCAGGTCGCTGATCGCGCTCTGCCGGCCGGCCTCCGCCCCCTGCGCTACCCCGGACTCCGCCATCCCCATGTCGACCGCTTGGCGCTGCGGGCTCGCATAAGTCAGCGCATTCCGCATCAGGGCGTCGATGTTGCCCTGGTTGTTGGCGTATTGCTGCATACCCCACTGATAGACCTGCGGGGCCATCGCGGCGGAGTAGTTGGCGATGTTCTCCAGGATCGGGGTTTCGGAGTAATTGGGGATGAACGAGCCGGATTGGCTGGCGCTGGTCGAACCTTGCGTGCTCTCCGACTGGCTCTGCCCCATGTAGGGCGAGTAATAGGGGACAGGGAGAACTGCCATGAGAGCCAACTCCTAAAAAGACCTTGACTTTTCCGGTTCGCCTCAGCCTAGCGACTTTTGCTGCTCTTGACGATGTCTTTCAATGGGGCAGCCGACACGCACACAATCCCAGAACCAGCAGTGCCGATCACCTTCCAGGTCTTACCGGCATCGGATGAGTACATCAGTACGCCTTTGGCGGAGGTCCAATCCCCCGCAGACCAACCGCCTGCCAACCAAATCTCACCAAATCCAGCCACGCAAAAACAGACAGCACAAGGAATCTCCACAGACGATCCGCCCGCCCCCCCTGGAGCAAATATTTCGACATTCTTCCCGACAAACGGATCATCGAGCATACTATCGTCAGGACTGCCGCCCGACGTGCCGGCATAAAATGTAAACTGACCAGTTCCATAAAGAATAGTAGGTGGTCCTTTGGGGCGCATCATTATCTTGGAAATTGCAGGTTTTTCAACTTTATCGCTCATGATCCCGCCGGGAACATGCTGATTCAACTGATCGAAGCAATCGTGCTCCTTGCAGTGCTGGGAAGGAAAAGACGATACGTAACTGCTCGGGTCGCCACCGATAAGGCCGCCACCGACTACCGCCCATCCAATGCCGTCTTGCGAGCTGATAATTCTGGAATAGAACGTGGCCTCCTCCCCGGTATCGGGGTTGCCGCCGTTCATCAGCGCGCCAAAAAATGAACGCGCATCATGATCGTAGGTAACGGCGCACGGATATGAAAACGGCACGACGTTAGAACCTACGTCGTTAAATACCTGGCTCCATTTCAAACCATCGGTGGAACGCCAAACAACAGTCGTTGGAGCTGAATTCAAACCATCGCCATGGTTGCCGCTGACGCCCATGAGCACAAACGCCGGAGCGTCTTTTGAACCGTAAGAACCGCCGATGATCTCGGCTGCCCCAGGCAAATTTGCGCTGATAATTTGAGGATTTTTCGGGTCTTTGTCGACCTTGATATAATGAACGTCGCCTTTGACGCCGCCGCAGACGAACACCACACCTGCTGTCGTCCAATTCACGTTGACGATGCGCTGGAAAAAATCCTCCTCGTACGGGAGATTGGTCGGCATCACTGATCGTCCGGCTGGTTCGGAGTTGTCTTCTGCACCCAATGAAAGTCGTCATCCCCGCCGAAATCGTCCCAGAACATGAGTTCCTGCAGCCGGATGACATCGACGAACATGGCCTCGTCTTTTTTGCCATTATCGTCCTTGTGATAGATGCGCACTTTCTTCGTGGTGCGGTCCACCTCGTACCAGTTCGACCGAACCACCACGATGGCGCCGCGCGGCTGCAGGTTCGGCACATGCAGCGGCATGTTATTGACCGGAGCTCCCGGCCCCAAAACACCCTGCAGCTGCTGCCGGAGCGCATTGACGGCGGCGATGAGCGAATTCAAGTCCACCGCGCGCGGCACGATCGGCATCTGCCGCCCCGGCATCGCGGCGATCGGCTGGCTGCGGCTGACAGGGCAAACGGGCGCGTTCATGTATCATCCGGATTTCTGATTATCTGCGCATAATAGCTGTCCTTCGGGGGAGGCGGCTCCATCTTCATCAGCCTGCCACCCTCCACCTGATGGTCGTATGGCCAGTCAACCGTGAGATCGAGCCCTTGAACCGTGTCGTGCCATACGATGTGAACGATGCGCTTGACCTCGATCCACTGCTCCTTGTCCTCCTTGCCGTTGTTGTCCTTGGGATAGAACCGGATGGTCGCGGTCTGCCGTTCCTTCTCGGACCAGCGTTGTGTCTTCTTCAGCAAACCGGCAATCGGACCACGAACGCTCGGCACCGGCATGAAGGGCGGAAACACGTTGTTGGTGGCCGCCCCGAGGCCGGCGAGCGGCTGCATGACCTGAGCGAGTTGATTGGCTGCCGCGATGGCCGAGGGGAGATCGATCGGTTTCGGCACGTAGGCGAAGATATTGGCCGGCATGCCGGGCGGCGTCTGCGAACGCGAGATCGGACAGACCGGGGCCACGCTCCCGTTGATCGCTCTAGTCGATCTGGCCATATCCTAAATCCCATTCGAGCGTTACCTGGGTCTTGCGCTCCTGAAACAGAAGGAAGGTGATGCGGTTCAATTCGACGTAGGTGCTGTCGTCGTCCGGATTGTGGATCCTGTGCGGCTCCAGACCGCGGCCGATCTCCTCCCAGCCCGGCTTCTTGCTGGTGCCGCTGCCGGTCGTACCGGCGCCAGGACGGGGCGCGGCATATGGCGGAGCCACGTTGTTGGCCGAGACCTGCGGCAGCTGCCGGGCGAGGATCATCTGCGCGAGCGCCGCAATGGCCGAAGGCAGATCGGTGGCCTGCGGGATCTGCGGCACCGAAGGAGGCGCCATGCCGGGCGGTGTTTGACCGCGGCTGATCGGGCAGACCGGGGCAACGCTGCCGTTCCCGTTGCTCATATGAAGTGCCTTCTGCTATAGTGCGCAGCGAAGCCAGTGTTGATGCACCGGCCTCGCCACTTGCCGCAACAACCTTCTGCGGAGGCCATCGTGGCCAAGTTCAAAGATATCACAGGCCAGCGTTTTGGTAAATTGGTCGCGGTCAAGCGCGTCCACCCGAACAACGCCAACAATCACGTACGTTGGCTTTGCCGCTGCGATTGCGGGCGCGAACACATTACCACCGGCCTCGACCTAAGATCCGGCAAAGTTGCTTCTTGCAAATGCGCACATCCAGTTTGGCGCCATGGACACAGTGAAGAATTTAGAAAAGACCACCTTTATACTACGTGGAAAAATATGCGTAATCGTTGCAACGACCCAAACAGTAAACAGTACAAAGATTATGGTGGCCGTGGAATAAAAGTGTGCGAGCGATGGAATGACTATGGTGTCTTCATGAATGATATCTTTCTCTCCATCGGAGAGCGGCCGCCCGGCCTTACCATCGACCGCATTAATAACGATGGCAACTATGAACCAAATAATATTCGTTGGGCTACAAGGTCTCAACAGCGTCTAAATAGCCGTCTTCCTGGACAAAAGAAAACAATTACACGAGACCCAATTCTTTTACGGAACTCGCAACCTGCACGTTGCTGACGGACACTCTGCCCTCAATTTCAAAGGCCCAAGACTCATATTTGCTGCTGGACTGAATGCGCAGCAGCTCGCCTGAGGAGCGCAACTCTCTAGTTTGATAGAGTTGGTCATCGGCAAAAATGCGCAGAATGCCATACTGGTTATCGCTTAGTACTGGTTGCGGTTCCGCTGTATTTCTGTCGCCTTGTGCTGGCGTACCCGGTGGTACGTTGAACCAAACCTTCATCGCGGATAGATTTTTCCTTGATTGAAATTGGTAGGTCTTACTTTTCCACCGATAGGGTACGATCACAGGCTCCTGGTCCGAAAAGTCCCAGTAATACACTCCGCTATTTTGAATTAATAGCCCTACACCTGTCCAAGGATCAGTCAGCACGTTGTCGATGTCGACCTCATTCGGCGCCGACAGCTGGCCAAATCCTAGACGGTGGCCGCCCGGCTGTGGCCACACAGTGAAACTGGTTTGGTCCTCCGTCGACAGCTCGACCGTGTAGCCCTGCTGCGCCACCGAATTGTCGCCGCCCGAAACTGTACCGAACGCCATATAATTCGTAGCGAGCTTGATCGCGCGGATGTGCTGCTGAGGTGTCAGCGCTTGCCATTTTTCGCGCGTGACCCATCCTTCCGTGATGTTGCTGCCCGCCCCCGACTGGCTGATCTGGATCAGGCCGTTGCGGGATGTGTACAAAACTGTGGTGTCCGTACTTATAATCGATCCTCTGTGGAGACACGGCTCCGGCAAATTGATCTTCGTCAGCGCCATCGCGGACGGGTTGATGCCGCTGATCAGGTAGGGCGAGCTCTGCGTGCAGACTACGATCGACTGCCCGCACACCCCGATGCCGACGATGGGGAACTCCGTCGTCAGCACGTAGCCGGGCGGCCATGCGTGCGGCCGGTAAGCCTCCGAGAACCAAACCTCGTTCGACCGCCACCCGACCGCGATGCCGTTCGGGAACGGCACGATGCCCTGGAGGTCGGTGGGAGGCGCGAACCAGTACAACGACACCAGCTGCGCATTGAGCGCCACCGTGGCGTCGTCGATGGTGTCCACATAGGTCGCCTGCGTGACCGGAAACTCCGCAACCAGGAAATAGGTGCCCTGCCCGGACTGGTTGGAGATCGAGCGGTAGAGCCTGGTCTTGGTGATGTTGCGGTCCACCCCCATGTCGCTCGGCTCTGGCGTGAACAGGCTCACGGTCCAGGTCGCGTTCGACCAGCCGTTCACCACCGACGGCACGCTTGGCGGGCCCTCCTCGCCATAGGCCGTCACCCAGGTGTAGGTGTACGCCCGCGCCGTGAACACCGAGGCGCCGATGAGATCGGTCCACATCTGCCAGACCGGATGTCCGAGCGAGGCCGCGATTGGATCGGGTGGTCCGTTGGAGAAAGTATTGGAGCCGGAGGCACCCGTGCTGACGCTGGTGTCGGCGACCGTCAGGTAGAACGGGTTGTCGTGCGCGATCCCAATCCAGTAGGTCGTGTTGCTGATCACGCTTACGGCGTTGGTGAACGTGCCGACCGCCGTCGCGCCGGCCGAGATGCCGGTGACCTCGTCGCCGACCCCGATCAATCGATCCGGATGGCCATTGAGATCGGAGTACACGACAGCCATGAAATTCAAGGCGCCATCGCTCGAGGCCGGAACGAAGCTCACATCCTGGATCAGCAGCGTGCCATTCGGCACGATCGGCATGAGGAAGACCTCGTTGCCGGGCCGATAGTCGGCGCCCGCCCCGACGGCGTTCGGCAGGACCACAGCGTCCCCGACCTGGATGGTGTCGCCGCCACCGTCCACCGTGACGCCCGGCGCGCACCCCGATGCCGGCACCCCGAGGATCCACGAAGGGTCGCCGTTGAGGATGCGGTCGTAAGTGTTGTAGCGCGGCAGGTTACTCGGCGACGCCCAGTAATGCCGGTTGAAGCTGTCCTGCACCACCGGGCTGCGCATGACCGTCGTGTCGGGATCGGTGAATTCCATCCAGAACGAGTCGGGCGCCGTGATCACGGTGTTGTTGGTGGCCACGCTCGGGATCCGATAGGCGTACCGAGAGGCGCTGTTTTTCAAGGCATGAAGCAGCTTGGGTTGTCGCCAGCCGATCAGAGCGCCGCTGAACAAGTAACAGTTGAGCGAGAAGGCAGCTTGGCCATCAGGGAGCAACCGATCGTTCCAGGCGGGGAGCTGCCCGCCGAATTTGTCTAACTTAATGGCGGTCATCGCCTCTTGCCCAGGGTTGCGCCGGTCGCGGTGAACTGTTCGGTCTGCGACGGGTTATGGCGATGCACCGTCTCCATCGTTCCTTCCCTCGCCGCCTGCTCCTCCGCGATCTTGCGCTGCACCTCGCGGTTATAAGCCATCTGGGCCTCGGCCTTGGCGACTGCAGCGCGCCCCACTTCCATCTCGGCGTTGTACTCCTCCATCTGGCGAGGAGTTCGGTGCGGCACCGGAATGACCTCGGTCGGCTTCTCCTCCCGCATTTGCCGTATGTGTTCGAGCAGCTGCTCGCGCGTCTTGATATCGGTCACCGAGCGGGTGACACGCTCGATATCGGCCTCGGCCGCAGCCTGGCGCGCCTCCTGATGCTTCTGGTCTTCAACGATCTTTTGCTTGGCCTTGGCCTCGGCCTGCTCGCGCTCGGATCGCTCCGTCTCGGCGCGGAGATTGGCGAGCCTCTCCTTAACCTTGAGCACGGACTCCGCATCTGCCGCCATGTCGACCTCCTATGGAGCAACACAAGTAAATGCTATCGTGTCGTTCTTGATGTTGCCGAGGTCGTCGGTCATCGTCAACGACACCGTCAATTGCTCGTTCAGCGTTCCGCCGGTCAGGTAGAAAACGATGCTGTGTCCCAGGATCGAAACGTTGCCGACCGTACAGGTGATCGAACTCGACTGCACGTCGATCTGCGCGATGGTGGCTGTATTGGCCAGCCATTGGTCATAGTCGACCGTCCAGCGCTTGGTGTCGCCGACCGTGTGTTGCTTCGATCCAAGAAGCATAACTAAACCTCAATCTCTCGAATTTCTCCAGGTACACAAATCGTCCGTTCATCCTCGACGACCACCACGACCCGGTTCTCCTCCGGCACCACGATCGTATCGCTCACAGCAATGCTCCGTAAAATGTGGTGACGAAATTGATCGCCTGCACCGTCGTGGTGGTGCTGGACGGCGAATAGCAATAGCACTCGTAGTAGTCTGTGCCATTGGCCTCATCGACGGTATCCACCTGGGTGTATGCCGAGTTCGACGTCGACTGCGCGCCGTTCTGCACGACGCAGGCGCCGTTCTTGAAGATCATAACCTGCGGAAACACGTTGTTCCGCACGCCTGCCGAAAAGAACAGCCCAGCGCCCAGATGCACAATCCCGGCAGCGGGCGTCCAGCGCGAGTTGGTCGCATCATACTTGTTGTTGATGTCAAAAACTTTGGTGGTGAATTTCAGCTTGGTGTTAACGCTGTCCGGAATGCCGGTCTGGTTCGACGCCATTTTGGCGCGGAACGCATCCTTGACGGGCGGCGGCGCACCGGTCGGCCCGGTGATGCCGGTCGATCCAGTCACACCAGCCGGTCCGGTCGTACCGGTCGGCCCAGTCGGTCCAACCGAGCCGGTTACACCAGTAGAACCTTGCGGACCCGTGGCGCCAAAACCTGTTGGACCTACACCGAATGGGCCTGTCATCCCGATCGGCCCTGTTGGACCTGCCTGGCCCGACAGCCCTGTCGCCCCCCGCAAACCCGTCGGCCCAGTCTGTCCGGTCGGTCCGTCGACACCGTTGTAGCCCTCGGCGCCGGTCGGCCCCGTCGCCCCAACTCCGGGACCAGTCGGACCCGTCGCTCCGGTGGTCGACGCAAATCCAGCCGGACCGGTCGCCCCGAAGCCCGTCGGCCCCGTTGCCCCCGTATGCCCGACAGCACCGGTCAATCCTGACGGCCCGAGCGCGCCGGTCGGCCCGGTTGATCCCGGCGCCCCTGCCAAGCCCAACGGCCCAGTCGGACCGATCGAACCCGCAACGCCCGGAGAGCCCGACGGCCCTGTCGCTCCAACCGCGCCCGCCGACCCGGTGGATCCGGTCGCCCCTGGCGGTCCGTTGGCGCCGACGAACCCTACCGGACCTTGCGGCCCTTGTGACCCGGTCGGCCCGGTCGCACCCGCGGCCGCAGCCTGACCCGGGGTGCCGGTCGGACCCGTAACTCCCGCCGACCCGGCCGGTCCTGTGGCCCCAGTGGACGACGCGACACCAGGGGCTCCGGTCGGTCCGATCGGACCCACATTGCCCAACGCACCTTGCGGACCCGTCGGGCCCGCAGATCCGGTCGGACCGCCAGCCGGTCCGGTTGGACCAGGTGGTCCAGCAGAACCAGGCGGACCCGCAGGCCCCGACGTCACCACTACCGGGCGCGTCATCACCGGAGCTGCGGGGGCCGGGCTGGTCATAATTCAAATGCCGAACAGTTCACATCATAGATTGTCGCACCTCCCGCAGTGACGGCAACGATCGAAAGATCGAACCACCATGGAGTCCCCAGCGTGAGACCGCCCAGGATAGTCTGCACGCTGAACCCCTGCCGTCCCGCCGTAGTCGAGGCGACAAAATTCTGCGGCGCGCCCATCTGCGTGCCCAACCCAGAGGTCGCGCCATTGACTGGAGCCGTTCCGGTCCCATAACGGCCCGTGATCGTGACGCCATCCCCGGCAGCGGACGCGTTCGCCACCATGCCGGTGAACAGGACGAGCACAGCCCCGGACGAATTCGGGGTAAGCCGAAAAGAAGCGCCAAACCCCATCGCTTTCTCGGTCGTGGATACGTTCCCGGTCGGAGAAGCAAAATAAGTCGATAACTTATTCGGCGCTCCAGCGCCTCCCGCCCCCGTCGGACCGACAGCCCCATCGACCCCAGCAGGACCAGTCGGTCCAGCAGGGCCAGGACCACCTGCCCCCGGCGGCCCCGTCATGCCAGTCGGGCCCGTGAACGCACCAGCGCCCGGGGTCCCGGTCGGGCCCGTAAGTCCTGTCGGCCCAAGCGAGCCTGCCGGTCCCGTCGCTCCCGTGATTGAAGCCGAGCCCATTGGCCCGGTCGGTCCTGTCGGTCCTCCTGAAGGCCCGGTCGGTCCGCCAATAACGACAACCGGCTGAGCCATGATCGGAGCAGGGACACTGGATTGTGTTGCCATAGATTCAGCTCAGCGTGATTTGAGGATCCAGATAATAGGTCGTAGAAGGCTTAGCGGCCCGCACCCGCGCATGCAGGTAGCCAGCCAATCCCGGCTGCGGCGAGGACAGCGTGGTGGTCAGCTTGAAGGGGAGCCAGGACGTGGACGTAGGCCAAGTCGTAAACCCACTCGGTGCAGCGGCTGCAAAAGTAATTGCGCCGAAATTGGCCGTCATGGCATCGCCGTTTGCCCAATTGAATGCGACGGCAGGGGCAAAACTTCCGCTGACAATCGTCACGCCACCAGTGTTGGTCGCAGGATTCTCGGAGCCAATGGCCAAGCCATTCCAGTTGCCGCCGTTCTTGCGGAACCATGCTTTGCGATTATCAAGATCAATAGCGGCACCGACAACATCGCCGGTGACAATCGAACCCAAGGTTTTTCCGCTCGTAGTGTTATTCGTCCATATCGCCCCGCCGAAATTAAAAACAACCGAAGTGCAATTGCCGCTACCAGCCAAATCGTTAATGGTGCCAGTGGACAGCAAAACTCCAAAAGTATCGCTGCCGTTAGAAGAATTGTGCTGTCCTACCGTGACTTCGAAATAATATTTGCCGGAGCTTCTGAACGTAGTATTGCGGGCACCGCCGTTAGTGCCAGACCCGTTATATGTTGTTGTTAAATTTCCATTCGACAAAGCGGCATTGAGCGTTGACGCCGGGTCCAATGTCGCAAATGACGTACTGGCACCGTTCCACGTCGAGCCGTCCGACGCCACTGCGGCGTTGGCCGCCAGCACGTTGGCTTTAGTCGTAGTGACGAACGTACCGAGCGGGCTTGCCGACGATCCGAGATACTCCACCTCCAGCCAGATGTCGTCATTGTTCGGCAGCGCGCCAGCGTTGATGGTGCCGTAGACCGTCACCGTGACGTTGGCAGCTGTCGTCGGATTCCAGATCGCGTAGGGCTCGGCCTTGAACGGGCGGAGCCAGTTTATATTGGCGGTGGTGACGATCTTGCGCGACTGCGCCTGCCCGGTCGGATCGACCGCGCCGCCGACCCGCGTGATCGCGGTCTCCGTGGTCTCGGTGCCTTCGTAGAGGTAGCGCGCAGACTTGTAACCAGTGCCACTGCTGTCGGAGCGAACAAGCTGGGCGATCTGCCCGAAAGCCTGCGGAGGACCGATCGTCATCGCGGCATTCAACTTGCAATCCTTCACCACTATGTTGGCGAACTGATACGTAACAGGATATCCAAGAAGATTCCCGGTGAGCTGGCTCAGGTCTAGCGCCTCCAGCGTCACATTATTCAAACGGTTGCCGGTGTCCGCTCCTAACAAAGCCGTGGGCACGGCCGACCCGGCCGCCAGGATCGGTCCAGTGTTCTGCCAGATGAATTGCTGCAAATTCTGGGTATCTATATAGTTCGAAGTGCCGCCGAAAAAGACCTTGCAGTTGTTCCAGATGAGAGCGTTGACGCTGTTGCTGCTCAATAGAATATACTGGCCAGAACCTGTCTCCTTGAAAACGCAATTGTCGTAGTAAGACCAGTTGCTAGCTCCTTGCGCCAAACTAAGATAATTCGCAGACGAAAAAGCAATCCCATAAACATAAGTGCAGCCGCCAGTCTGGCTTATGGTGACATTCGAGGAAGCAGTCGCCGTGACGGTCGCGCCCGTAGTCGGCGACGTAGGAGGATAAGGACCGGAATGATTATGACATATTATGCTGTTGGTCTGATATGGAGTAGCAGCAGATATGGGTGTGATCGTGATCGCCGACGCCTGCGACTCGGCATGATTGTCGCCGACATAGACCGTGTTGCCAATCGCAAACCAGCTCGTCCCAAAAACGTTGGCAAGCCGCGCGTGCGGCGCCTGCCCTCCGGTGAAATTGCCCACCACCCCAAGGCAAGTCCACGTCGTCGTCCCGTCAGCTTGCGTGGTCCCCGCTGTGTCGTTCGGCCATGCTGGCTCGCTTGTTCCCAGCGATCCAGCGGTGGTGCAAATCCAGTAGCTGGCCCCGTTGTTGCGCTTGATGATCGTGCCGAGCGTGGCACTTGTGTTGATGACCCTGGCAGCACTCCACGTCACCGTGTTGGTTGCGTCGCCGTTGACCGCCGCAATGCCCGTGACTTCCATCCAGGTCACGGTGTTGTCCGTGGTCTTGGCCCCGCGTGTCAGTACCCAGGTCGCGTCGGTGACGTTGGCTGTGGTGCCGGCAACGATGCAAACGAACACCCGCTCGTTGCCGACCGTCGGTGCGGTGAATTGGCGGACCAGCTGACCGGCAGCGACAGCAGCGTTCTGCGGCCGCTTGGATACTGCGTAATAACCAGTCGTCGACTGGTCGCCCGCGTTGCAATACCAAACGAGATCGTAATAGGCCATTTCAGAACAGCCCTCCCGCAATCAGCATGGTCGAATACGGTCCCGTCGGCCCAGTCGGTCCGGCGCCGCCAGCTCCAGTCATACCGGTTGGTCCCGTCGATCCAGCACCACCAGCCGATCCTGCAGTGCCGGTCGATCCGGTCGGCCCTGTCGATCCGGGCGCACCAGCACCACCGGCCGATCCGACAGCACCTGTCGATCCAGTCGGGCCCGTGCTTCCCGGCGCGCCAGGACTTCCGGCCCCACCAGCCGATCCAGCAGCGCCCGTCGATCCGGTCGGACCCGTAAACCCGGCACCTCCGATCGTCCCGGCCGGTCCGGTCGAGCCCGACGGCCCGGTCGGACCCACTGCCCCTGCACCACCTGCCGAACCGCCCGCACCGGTCGATCCGGTCGATCCGGTCGGACCTGTCGACCCGGCCCCAGTCGCGCCGGTCGGTCCCGTTCCGCCTACGCCACCTGTCCCGGACCCACCGCTACCTGTCGGACCGACCGCTCCGGTCGGACCTGTCGACCCGGTGCCGCCAGTGCCATCAACACCTGCCGAACCGGTCGGGCCCGTGCTACCTGTCGGCCCCGAGCCTGCCGCTGCCATGTTGACCACCCACACACCCTGCGGCGAATAGGTGTAGGTCACCCCAGCGTAGGTATAGACCTGGCCAACGGACGGACTCGATGGGAAATTGATGCTCACACCAACCCCCCCGGATAAAGCAGCGTCACATCACCCCCGACCGGGCCCGACAACAACCCTCCCGGATAGAGCAACGTCATCGCGCCGCCACCACCGCCACCGCTTCCAATCAACGGCGGCGCCACCTGCACCCATTGCGAAGACGTGCCGTCATCAATCCAGATCGCCAGAATGCCGGTCGAAAGATCGTACCAGAAGTCGCCGGCGACCGGAGACGACGGCGGCGTGCTCGAGGCCGTGTACCCGCCACCGCCGCTTCCACCGCCACCAGTCGGACCGGTCGGCCCAGTGGCGCCGAACCCGCCCGTGCCACCCGTGCCGGAGCCCGCTGGGCCCGCTGGACCGGTCGGCCCTATGCCGGTCGGCCCGGTCGGACCGATCGCTCCAGTAGCCCCTACAGCCCCGGCAGAGCCAGCCTGGCCGGTCGGCCCGGTCGCGCCAGTATTGACGGCAGATCCTGGGACACCGGTCGGACCGGTCTGACCCACCCGTCCGGTCGGACCCGTCGCCCCAGTGCCCGAGGCGGTGCCGGGCGCTCCGGTCGGGCCCGTAAGTCCAGTCGGCCCGGCTCCGCTGGGACCTGTCGCACCCGTCGGGCCAGGAAGCCCGGCAGCTACCGGACCCGTCATCCCAGTCGATCCGGTCGGGCCCGTGATTGCCCCCGGCCCGGTCGGACCGGTAAACCCCGTCGGCCCGGTGAATGCGCCGGCGCCCGTGGGTCCGGTAGACGCTATTCCGGTCGCACCCGTCGGCCCAGTCGGTCCACTCGGCCCACCAGGCGGTCCGGTATGACCGCCAACCACCACGACCGGCCTGGTGGCAATAGGAGCTGGCTCATTTGTACGAAGCGGCATGAGCCTCTCGCCCTAGGGATACGTTACACCCTGTTGGATCTCCAAAGTCCCGTGCATCAAAGGCGTCCGTTTGCCGGAGCTGTCGATCATGACGAGATCGTACACGTAAGTGCCAGGCTGCAGCGCGAGCTGGATATCGGCAGCCAGAACATCGAAATGAATCACCCGCTGCACGACATCATCGACGATGATCCGTCCGTTACCGGTGTTCAGCTGTAGCAACGGCACGGTGTCGTACGGATTGCGCTGGACATCCAATTCGAAACTGCATCCCGCCAGCGTCCAGCTCAAATCGTCCGGATCACCAAACTGGAACGCCTCCGACCAGCTGCCGTTATTATCGACCGCCGTGTCGTACTTCGCCGACGTGACGCTGTGCCTGCTCCATGTGGCCATCTGGTTCATGACTATCGCAGCGTGTTCGGGTTGACGTTGGCCGTGCTCACGCCGCCGCGCTGGCCGTGGGTCCGGAACTGCTGCGGGAAGGCCCAGTTCTGCGACCCCACCGTATTGGCGCGCGTCATGGCGGTCCGCGCCTTGGCGATCGCAGCCGCGAATTTTGCCAGATGAAACTGCGCCAGCCCCACATTGGAGTAGCCGAACCCCGGTTGCAGCATCATGTTGCCGAGGATGCCATCCAGAATTCCAATGCCGTGCGCCGGCAATACCCATTCGGGGATATGCGGCGGATAGCATTCGAACGGATCGGCCACGTTCTTGACGACCATTGCGGTCATCGGCTGCGTGTTGGTGTAGGGATACAGAAACCGCACCGTCCCGATCACCGGCATGACGGCCTGCTGCGCCACATTGTTCTGATCAACCACCCCGTAAAGCCGCAGGATGCGGCCTGTCACGGGACGCAGCGGATATTCGAGGGTATTGGGAATGACCGTGAAGTTGATGGCTTCCTGCCAGCAATTCGAGCGGTCGAAGAATTCCTGCAGAACGTCGAACAGCTGCACCTGGATCGCGGCGCGCGACGCGCCTGACAGCGCCACGTTGGCTTGGCCGATGAGCTTGGCCCAGTATTGGTCCTGATCGTGCCGGCTCATTGTCCAGGCCTCCCCGGACCGGAGCCGCCGGCCACGCCGCCGAGCGTGCGGCCGACCAGCCCGGCGTTGAACTGCGCCATGAGCGACGACGCCCGCACGTCCTGCACGTCCTCCTGATCACGCTCGAGCGCGTGAGCGCACAGCCCGTGCAGGATGGCCAGCCGGAACTGCGGCTCCATGGCGACGTAGGTTTCGTCGACTTCCGTGAAGGACTGGGTCTGCCCCTTGGTCTCCAGGTTGAAAACAAAAAGGTCGGGGCGCAGCCGGCGGGCTTCGAGCAGGGTGATGTTCAGCGCGGTGATCAGGGAAGGATCGTCGTAGCGATAGGGCTGGATGATGTCCTGCAGCAGCGTTCTGGCGTCCGCCATGTAGTCGGCGACCGTGTTGAGCGTCGGCTGGTCGCGGTCGCTGTAGTTCCCATAATAGGACGGCGACGTCGCCATGGGCTCCCTCGTGCCGGGCCGAGCCTACCCGGCAAGTGTTAAGAAAATCTTAATCGGTCGATGGCTATGCTGGGGGGTTGGCGGGCACGAGGCGAAGCGCCGGGCCAGCGGCGCCACCGGGAGGACTAGGCCCCTCCCGGCGCGATGAGCGGCCGTGCCGTGTCCGCCAAATGGGGAGAGACCACGATGCACGTCGTGATCTCTGTAACCATCAGGAAACGCCGCGCTAGGCTGGTTATTCTGGTGCGGTGGTTCTGATGCCGTGAAGCCGGAGGGGCGGGTTGGCGCTCGCCCCTCCACCCCGTTTATAGCCCTGACGCGACGGCGCGTCCATGGGGCCCGAAGCGCTTGGGACGACCGATCTGCTTCTCAGATGAGCGCTCAAAGCCACAGTACCGGCACCCCTGCCCTTGATACATCAACTTTTGAACGGTCGGCATGCCGGTGTAGTCGTGCTTGGGACAGTAAATCGTGACACGGCCATCAACAGCACCCGGCTTGCTTGGTGGGCCGATCTCTTTGCACTCCCAGCCGAGTTCGCTCGCCTTGGTGTGGACCGCTTCCGGAGTGTTTTTGCGACCGCGGCGATCCCAAATCCGGTTAGTCAGCTTGCTTTGCCGCTCTCCGGCCCCAGGTTTGGCCCAACGAGCGTCGCGAGCTGCCTTCCCGTTGTCGATGCCTTTCTGTTTTTCGGACTGCTCAGCGCGTTTTTTTGGGGTCCACGCAGACTTCAAAGAGGCAACCCGGGCAGCCTTCTTTTCAGGATCAGCCCAATTCATCTTGTTCAGGTTGACGAGGTGATCACGAAATTCCGGCCTGCCTGCAATCATATTTTTCATGTGGAAGACATGAGCAGCGCGCTCCGCCTCCGTCATTCGCAAGCCTCTATTTGAATCCGCTTGCATGCGTGAGTTATATCGAGGCTTTAGTTTATCGATCCAAAACTGTTCCCGCTCTTCCAACTCTTCAGGAAGGCATTCTTCAAGAATGCCACACTCAAAGCCCTTGCCTTGGTACTTCACAAATGCCTTTGATAAGCGGCGCGAATGGTGCTGGTTTTTACGCAAATTGCTGAAATGCTGCATGCAGCGCTTCTCGACCCGTATCGAGGAGCCGATGTACATCTTTCCGCTCTGACTCCGAATAAAGTAAATCCCACAAGTCATGTCCTGGGTCTCCACTGGAAACCCAGAACATATTACCTAATGTTCTGGCAGTCAAGAGATTTTACTAACCTCTTGATTTACCCGCCAGAAATGACCTGCGATTGCACCAAAGCTGTGTTGTCTAGGACTTGATACCCATACACTTGTACGTTGTGTTTCATGATCTGTACAATCAGATCAATCGGTCGGCTCTTTATCCGACCCCCTGCGACTTTCGCCGCAGACCAGACTATATCTTCCTGCTTGCGCAGGCTCCGCGCTCGTGGGCTTTTCGTCCGTTCTGGACTACTCAGCCTAGTCGTTGAACCTTCCACCCCTTCCAGGGCGGCTTGGCTGCTGATTACCCAATCCGAAATGTTTTCAAACCGTCGCATATACCGTTACCGGTTGTGCTGTGGTCGCTTCGGCTCTCAGGGCTTCCCAGACGAATTCACGGAGTTTAACGAGAGCTAATTTTAACCCTCTGAGGATTTGGCCAAATGTCAGCTCGGAACGCAATGTTTCGACCTTACTGATTTGCGACGCGAACGTGATCGCATGAGCATGCCCTGCGAAGATCGGGTATTCGCCGGCCGCAAAATGCGTCGCGTCCTGAACCGACGTCGGCAGCAGGTTCGAGATATAGATCGTGAACCGGTCCACCATCCCGAGCCGGCCGTTGCGCAGCATCGACACCGGATCGCCCGACAGATAGGCTTGCCGGAGTTCGCTTTGCTTGATCTGCCGCCCGGCCCAGGACGGCATCACCACCCACCGGCCGATCTCCGGGATGTTGAACTCGTCGAGGCACTGCCCCATCCGCAGCAGACAATCCAGGATCGTTATCTGCCCGGTCGTGGGCGTCGCCCCCACAAGCGTCAGCGGCGTGCCCTTGATGCCGAGGTTCAGGTTGCCGGAAACGCTGCCCGCCGTCGCGCCCATGTTGAACGCGTTGGCCTTGGCAACAATCCCACCGAGCACGTCCTTGTCGACCGTGATCTTTAACTGCTGTGCTGCCCAACGAGCGCCTTTAAGCGTTCGTCCCGACTATCGCTTCAACCACCGGGATCGCTGCCTGTTTGCGTCTAGTATAATGGCGCGTAGGCTGCTTGAGCCTATGATAGCGCTCATTCTGCCAGCAATTCTTGCACAAGCCTTTAGCGTAAGGCTTACCTCCGCATTGGCAGAAAACGCCTTCCGCATGCCAATATCGGCCTTGCGGATCGGGCACATTACGCACTAGAGCAAGTACAGCAGATACATCCACAGTAGCCGCCAGGTCATTTAGTCTGTGCGGGTGGGTCTTCATGGCCTTCAACGTATCTTCGATCACCTGACCGTCGCGAAAATGTCCCATCCTCGCGCAGCCCAGAATGAAATACGCCTGTTCCCGTTTAACAGTCAGATGCTTCGCGATTGGATCGAAGAACTTGCGGACCAACGCAGCATCCGCAGAAACTTCCCATCGCCAGCAATTGCCTGTCGCGCCTCGCTGCCGGATGACCCCGCCAAATGCCTTCTGCACCAGGACGAGACCATCCTTCTCCAGGCCATCGGAATCAATCGACAGTTTGACAGTTGCGGTACGCTTGTTCGCGTGCGCATACACACAACCATCAGCATCGAAATAACCCGCCAGCCAATTGCGAGACGGATAAACAGGAATGCTGTCCGTTCCTATCCGTTCGGTGAACCCAAGCTCACTCAGGATACGGTTAGTACGAACACGCTTTGCCACGAGATACGGTTTCAACCGGCACACCAGATCAACCGCTTTTTGCCCGGTAAACCGAAGACGAGCTGCATGAGTTACAGTCCCTCGACGGCGACCAGAACGGTCATCCCGTAGTCCACCTGAAAACCGCTGAGCAAGAAGATCGATGACTCCGCCATTGGATTCTTTTTGATGGAAAGCCAAAACAAGGCGTTTTCCAGCACCATTGTTGATTGACTCGACAAGAATCGAACCATCCCCATCAAGAAATCCAGCAGCGTATTTGTCACTCAAGATCAACTTGCTATCCCTTCCCTCTGGTTACCTTATAAAGGTTTCCAGTTTTTTAGACCTAGTTTACCGACGACACAACGTAATTATCGTCACTCCACATGCTCAGCAGATTGAGATCGCTCTGCACCTCCATCACGTCGTCGAGGATCAGGCTGAAGTAGTAGCCGTTCCCGATATACAGCTCGACCGAGCCGCCGGACGGGCGATCAAGCCCAAGCAAACCGTCGGCAAGGTAGGGTCGGATCGTGATCGTGGGTTTTGTCCGGATTTTCACCCGGTCGCTCATATTCGCGATTTCGCCCTCATAATCGGTATTCGATATCGCGGACAAGACGGTACTCGCATAAAATTTTTCGACGAGTTTTGCACTCCATATCTCCGGGATGAACCCGGTCGATTGCAGCGTGTTGGCGGTAGAGCCGACGGGGGTAAGGGGAGGCGTCGTGCCGGATGTTGCGACGCCAAACCCCGCAGTGGGGATAGCCATAGGTAGTCCCTCATTGCCTGGGGGACTGTCAGCGCACTGGCTCGAGCAGCCCCCGGTTTATCGGATGCGCCCTTCGCGGCCTGCAGCAATGATGTCGGCGTCCTGCCGAGCCCACTCGGCTTCGCGCCCGACATACGCACCCTTTCGGTGCGCACTGTAGAGCTGCGCGATCTGGGCGCGCGTGTAGATGGGTTTCTCGGGGGGCAACGAGGCATCGCCTCCAGTCGCCGGCCTTGCCCTGCCAGGGGCCGCAAGCGAGGCCAGTGGTATCGCCGGTTCCCGTGGAGGCGCTGCCTGGTGGGAGACGGGCGCTGGCTCGTTGTGGCCTGTAGCTACTTCCTCTTGTTGGAAGCCTCTGAAGAACGAGATTGCGCGTGGGGCATCAGCTGACGCGATAGCCTCGTTCAACAATTGCTGTCTAACACGTCCGGACAGGAGGTCAACACCCAAGAGCCAGCTATGCCAGCGCGGATCGCGATCGATCTCGCGGAAGTTCGGCACTGCCTGCTCGACCCGCTGGTCCATGCTGCGGCGGGCTTCGCGCGCCAGGCGCTCGCGCAGCTCGGCGTTCTGCTGCTCGATCTCCATGAGTTTGGGGGCGATGGCCTGCGCGGCGGCGCGCTGCGTGAAGTCCACCAAGTCGGCACCGTAGTTCTGCATATCCTGTTCGGTCAGATACGACGGCGGCGGCGTGGGCGGACGGGGCGGCGACCGCGGCTGCGCCTGCTGGACCGCCAGCAGCTCGCCGCCGAGCTGGGCCATCTGCTCCTGCATTTCGCCGAGCGTCTTCTGCGATGCGTTGTACTGGCCCTGCATCCTCAAGAAGCGCCGCTTCCAGTTTTCCGCACTGTCCTCCTCGGGCGCCGGCGGCGGCGGAGTTTCAGGGGTTGCGGGGGGCGGCGGGGCGGCTTCCTCGGGTGGCGGCGGGGGCGCAGCGGACTCCGGCAGGGGCGGAGGAGGCGGCGGTGGGGCCTCCTGCGGGGCCGGCTGGGCGGTGTAGAGCGCATCCACCGCGGCGGCGCGCTTCCTGACCGCTTCCGGGATGGTGTCCGGATCGATCGGCAGATGCGGCATCGGCTTGGCTTCGACAGTCACGTCAACCATGGTCCCTGGCCTCCTGGAGGGCTTGCAGGATTTTCACGCATTGCTGCGCTCGCCCCTGCGCCACCGGCAAATCCGTGGTCGTGTTGACCAGGTTGTCGGTGGCCTGCGCGGTGTATTGCGCGAACGCGACAATGAATTTATCGAATGCCTGCGGCGACGCATTGCGCAAAAAGCGCGCGTTGTCCGTAATGTCCTTGGTCGAACTCATGCGGCGTCGTCTGGAATTCCTGTGCCGGGTGGCCCTGCTGGCGGTGCTGAGCCCAGCGCCGGACCGCCCATCGCCGGCGCGCTGGTCGGCGGCGCCACCGGCTGCGGTGCCGCTGGATAGCGATTGGTCATGGCCGCCATCGGGTCCGGCGCCAAGCGCGACGAGCCCTTGCCCTGGTGCTTGACGATGCGGCCGTGGCGGCTGAGCGGTGTCAGGTCTTTCTTAAAAACCATCCTTCGGCCCTCCATATCCAATCCCGGCGCCGCGGACGCCCAAGTCGGGCGCGCCCGACAGCGGCGTGCCGCCCTTGCCGTATTCGCGCGTCGAGATCGGCTTGAGCCGTGGCGGCTTGGTCACAGCCTTGGCCGGATCGACGGGTTTGGGCGGGCGCATCATCGGCGCCATCCCGCGCGCCATGGTTAGCGCGCTCCTGTTTGGCCAGCGGTTGCCGGCACCGACGGGCTGAACCCGAACATCTTGCCCGAGCCGCCCGAGGCAAACTTCTGCTTGCCGCCGCCAGATGGCTTATGCGCGGTGCCGCCCGGCGTCTGCTCGCCGGCGGCGTCGCCCGCGGCCGTCGTGGTGCGGTCGCCTTCGCCGAACATATGATTGTCGTGGCCGCCCTCGGCAAACTCGACGTTCTTCTCGCTCTCGACCTTACCCTTTGCCATGGTCTTTTCTCCTCTTTGCTGTAGGTACGCAGTAGGTGCGAGCCTTCCACTGGACTTTCTTACAAATCCTCGCACGCCCATGCCCACCCGGGTGTTACCGGGCTACTGCGTATACTATCGCATGCGCCGCGCTCCGACAAAGCCGTTAGGCAAAAACCAATCCCAGCGTCACCTCGTAGAGCGCACCGTCAGGCCGCACCGGCACCTCGACCGTTACTATGGCGCTGGCGGGGGGTGCCGCAGCGGCCCTGTCGCTAGCCGCCGTGCTGGTGAGTGCGGCCGAAATGGCCCCATCGATCACCACCACTCCGATCGGCGGGGCGCCGTGCTTGATATCGGGATCGGCGAACCAGTTGGTGATCCGGCCGCCGTAGCCCTTCGCCGACTCTTCGCCGACCCAATAGGGGTCGGACATCAAATCGAAGCTGAACGAGTTCGAAAGACCGTCTGCATGGGCCCGTACCAGGATCCGGATGCGCTTGGTGATCGCCATTACAAACCTGTCAGGTCGTAGCCCATCACGTAAAGATCGCCCGTCGCCGGAGCACCTTCTTTGGTGCCGATGTGAAAATACAGCATCGGATTGGCGATAACTGGGAGCGGCCCCGGAAAGTCCGACCAGTCGCCGAGCTGGCCGTTCGTATTATAGGCGTAGCCGCCCAGATCGGTCCCGGCGCCATTAGGTGCATCCCGCAATGAGCCGGTGTAATTGTCCGCACCGCCGACGTTGTTGAACGTCACTAGCTGGGTAATGGCGTACTTGGCGGCGGCTATCGCGATCGCGGTGTCGCCGATGACGTTGTAGTTCACCCCCTTGGCATGCCCGAGCACGACCGTCTGCAGCAGAGCGGGGGCTGCCGGATCCCCATGGATGCCTTGCGGCCCCGCAGGCCCGATCGGCCCCGCAGGCCCAACTGGTCCCGCAGGGCCAGGTGCGCCACCTGCCACCGCATCCGGCGCATCCAACGTGATGGTGAACTGCCGATCCGCAGCCTGCGCCACCGGCACCGTACGAGTGCCCGAACGTATCTTCAGCCACGAAATCCCACCACCCATGGACGCCGGCAGCACCACGACGGCGCCCGGCACCGCCGAGACGGACACCTCGAAAATGCTGAACTGATCCGGCGTGGTATGATAAAGATCGCGATAAGTCGTGTCGTCCGGCGACAGCTGGAACGTTATCGGCGCCGGCGTCCAGTCCTGCGGCATGCTGATGCGGATAATCCGACCGTTGCCGCCGCAGTCTGCTCCCTGCGACAGCGATTGTCCGGCAGGCAACAGGCACGGCACCCTCATGAGCGACATCGCAACCTCCTCAGTGGAATGCCCGGCCAAGACCCCCGATCAGCTCGGCCGGCTGCCATGTTTTACGGAACCTCGATCGCCACCGCGAATTCGCGCTCCATCTGCTGGACGACCGGAACCGCTTGCGTGCCGGAGCGGAACTTCACCCACACGATGCCGCGGCTGAAGTTCGCTGGCATCACCAGCCCGATCCCTGCCACCACGCGGGTCAGCACCACCGGATAACCGACGAACGAATCCGGGAAGCCGACGACGTGGTAAAGTTCGTTATACATTGCGCCGTCGGTCGAGAACTGGAAGCTCAGCGCCGCCGGCGTCCAGTCGCCCGGCATGGTGATCCGCACGATCTCACCGGCCGAGCAGTCGAGCCCTTCCGACAGAGACTGGCCGGCGCGGATGAAAGGGCCATTGAGGACCTGTAGCGGCATTTGAGTTTCTCCCAGATGTTCAACGTGGCGGCTTCAGCCATGCACGACCGGACCAAACACTTGCCAGCCTAAAAGGCCGAACAGGATGAACTCGATGACGCCGCCGCCGGCATAGTGACCCAGGTTGCCGCCAAAGCCGCCGAAATTGACACCAGCCCAGATCAACACACAGATGACCCAGATAACCCAAAACAGCAAACCGCGCGTCATGCCACGCTCCTATTGTTTGGCCTATTTGGCCGCTGGTTGCCGGCAATCGCGGATGTCGCGCACCAGGCTGGTGATCAGCTCGAGCTGCCCCTTGTTGCGCTCCGCGGAGTTCGACGCCACCTCGCCCAGCACATAGGCGGCAAAGCCGAGAAATCCGATATTGATCACCAAGAGCGCAATCGCCAGCGGCGTCGACTTCATGGCGTCGATAGCGCTGGTGGCGACGTTGGTGGCGTCGATCATCATGGTCTGCCCGGATGATACGGATAGAAAACCTCGACCTCGTCGTCGGTCTCGATGCCGAGGGCTTCCATCAGGCCGGGCGACAGGTCAGCAATGCGCCCGGTGTCCTGGTGCGGGCCCCAGTCGGCTGGGTAGGCGAGGAACGAACGGCCGGTCTTTTTAGCGCGCACCAGCGCCACCCCCTTCAGCAGCATCTGCTTCGGGGTGACGTCGTAGTCCCAGCGGCACGCGATGTAGCGGACGGATGGATCGAGCCGGCGCGCCAGTCCGGTGGTGCCGGGCGGCTGCCTTTTCAGGAACAGATGCGGCGCGTCCTCGACGTCGTAGATGAAGGCGAGCCCCTCGTCGGGCGCCACTCCCTCGTCCTGCGGGCCGCCGAAGCTCGAGCAGCGGCCGGACGCCTCGAACAGCACGCCGGCAGTTGGCGGCGGCGGCCGATCACCCTCCTCATCCTCGCTGCCGATCAGCACGTCGGCGATGGCGCTGCAGATATCTTCGAACTTCTCTTCGTACAGCTTGACGTCGGCTTCGCTGTCGACGAAGCACACCTCGATCAGCACCGCAGGCATTGCGGTGCCGTTGAGGAAGGCGAGGTTGCCGTTATACTTGGCGCCGCGGTCGATGAACCCGCACGATGCGATCGCCGCCGAAAGCTGCGCCGCGAGCTTCTCCTGCGTCACGTAGAGCACCTCGACGCCCCGCGGCCCAGAGGTAGGTTCGTAGGCGTTGAAATGAACGCTGATGTCGAGATCGCGCTTTTTGGAATTATGAAAATCCACGATGCGGTCGAGGTTCTCGCTCTGGGTCTTGCTCACGTCGTCGTGATACGTGACCACCTCGACGCCGCTCAATGTCAGCTCGTCGGCGAGGGCGTCGACCACGCGCCGGGCTTCGTCCACCTCGTCGAGACCCCATGCCTCCGGTCCCTCGGCGCCGCGGACCTTCAACCCATGACCTGAGCTTATTACGATTTTGTCATATGACATTGGCTTGCTCCCGATAGAACGAGCCATGCAGGTTGCGAGCAGCTACTTCATATGCAGCAGCAGCGGCGGCCAGCTCAGACAGTCCGAAATACCCGAGATGTTTTTCAACACCCTTGTCTTTAATCCGAACCCTAAGCCTGCCACGATGGACATTGACGCCTTTAACGCCGGAAACAGTTTCTTTCACACGACGACGCGTGTTCCATTTCTGCTCTAATTGAGATGCTATCCGCAAATTGAACAGCCTGTTGTCCGTGCCATTGCCGTTCTTGTGATCCACAGTGTCATGCGGATCGACGCCTTTCATGAGTTTCCACACAATCCGGGATGCATAATACAGTTGCTTGTTGATGTTTACGACCCAGTAGCGGCCGCTGCGATATCCCGCAATTTTTCCGGCATACCTGTTGTTCCACCTGTCTTGATACGACTTGTCGATAAAGTGGCTCAAGGGACGTTCGTTCCACCATAATTCTCCAGTGCGACGATTGTAGGTGAAACAATCGCGTAGATATTTCCGGGGTGGCAGAACCAGGACATCGATCTTGTCGTAGCTCATGTTCCTTCCTCGTGAGGCGGCGGCTTGTTGTGCGCGCCTTGTTCCGCCTTGGCTACCGCATCCTGGCCGGCCTTCTGCTCGTCCTCCAATCGAGAGCCTGCGGGGGCCTGCGGTTCCCCCGCCTTCGCGGGGGCCTGCGGCTCCTGGCCGGTGGGCAGTGGGGGCGGCGGCGGATGAGGATGATCTTCCGGAGGCTCTTCGTAATAAGGCTGCTCTTCGGCATGCGGTTTGCGCGCAGGCTCCTTCTTGGCCTTGGGCTTGGCCGGATGCGTCTCGTGGTGCTTTTCCTTGGTCATTGCGCTTCTCCCTTTCCGCTGGCGGGATCAGTCATTTTTTCCCGCGCCCCATTTTGGCCTGTCCCTTGCGGTCCTCGGCCTTGTCCCGCGCGGTTTCTTCGTACTTCTTCAGCGACACGCCGAGCTTCCTGGCGCCGCGCCGGTCTTCAGCAAGGTCTTTCCTCGAGTTCTCGTAGAGGGGCGCCTTGTTTTTCGCGGCCATCTGCGTCCTCCGTCCGTGGATAATTGGTGAACATGCTGGCGTCGTGATCGTCGGCGCGATACTGCCAGATAGGTAACTCAGGATATCGATTTTCTACACGTGCAAGTATATTGACCTCCCAGGTCAGCAGCTTGTCTTCCTTGAGGCACCGCATGTATTCCGTTTTGACGGCGCTATCGAGCTTTCTGACATAGCGGCATGGCACCACCACGACGCCACCGCAGAACCGCCAGTTGGGCTGCCGGTCGTCGTGGTTGGGCTGCTTGTCCCAGCATCCCGGGATGGCGATGGCGCGCTCGTTCGCGGCGCGCTGCAGGAAATCCCGGATGATTTGCTCTGTGACCCCCGGGATGTGGAAGATGCCAAAGTCGATCCAGCACATCACATCGTTCGGGGTCAGCCCAAGCCGCTCGATCACCTGCGCTGCAGGGGACAGCGCAAACCGCTCCATCACCTGCGCCAGACACTCGATCTTCTGCGCCTGCACGATGTGATATTGGACCGAGTTCTTGCGCGGATTGTCCGCCACCGCATGATCGAACCCGTCCAGGTCGGTGTTCATCCATAGATAGTCCGACAGCCAGCAGTCGCTCAGCTCGCCCTCGAGCTTGAAGAGGGGCATCCTCCCCATGTGCAGCCCCATGTGCAGCCGCTCGCCGAGCGCGCGGTACTCCGCTTCCGGGCGCGGGTGCCCTGGGATCGGGACAAAGCCGGTGACCGCGACGATCATGGCGGCACTCCCATGAACGTCAGCACCTCGTCGAGGCTCATCCGGGCAGTCCACGCCTCGCAGTCGCGAATCCCATATGAGACCATGAGCTCTTTCTCGGCCGGGAAATACGCCAGGCCCGCCGCAAACTCGATCTGCCGGTCGTGAAACACGAATGGCCGCGAGATCTGCGTCAGCCTGCCGGCGCGATCGAAGGCGACGAAGCGGTGCTGGTAGTACCGGTTGCTGCGGCCCGGGATGGTGCGGGCCTCGTGCACCAGCGCGAGATAGCGGTCGGGCGCGACGCGGATCACCTGCGAGCCGCCGCTGATGTGGCCGACGTCGATGTCGAGATCGTAATGGGCGATCACCTCGCCCTCGGTGTTGACCAGCGTATCGAGCCGATAGACGAACACCAGCTCGCCGTCGCGAACCCACGGCATCCAGTTCTTCTCGTGGCGGCGCTCGGCGGGGAGGATCTGCTTCCAGTTGTTCCCAGAGCGCAAGTCAAGGTCGATCGGCGCTAAAATTTGTTCGCACCATCCCTCCGGGGTGAGCTCGCGCACGCACGACGAGGTCCACAGCCTGTCATTCCACACAAACAGCCGGCCATCCTCGAACCCGCGCACCAGCTGATACTGCGGTTCTGGCCAGTTTGCCGGCAGCACCAGCTCCTGCTGCCATGCCGGCGCGCCATCGCGCCACCACGTCAGATAGTTGCGGGTGCGTATGCAGTCGGGCCCGGCGCCGGTGCCGTCTGGGTTGCGGGCGACGTAGTGTCCTTCCGGTGTGATGGCGTAGTTGACCGCGCGCACCAGCACGGTGATGCGGCCCAGATGAATGACCACCGAGGGGTTGGTGGCCACGTAGCCGTCGGCCACCTCGATCTCGATCTGTTGTGGCTTGAACGACCGCACGTGCTCCTTGAGGGGCTGCAGATACCAATACTGGTTGGCGCGCGCCTGCTCGCGCGAGGGCGCCGGCGCCGTGCGGGACAGCGCAATCTCGTCGCACACATGTGCGCCGCGTGAGCGAAGCGCCGGTTCGTACCATGCGCAGATCGCAAACTCGTCGGCGG